ACAAGCGGAAAACGCTCGAATTCTCGTCGAAGGTCCTCGGCCGGCCGCTCGGTAACTCGCGGTCGATCACCGCCGACGAGGCGGAACGCCTGCTGATCGCCGCCGAGAAGGAAACCGGGAAGTTCGTCGACCCGGCGGCATCCGCCACGGCCGAAACGCAGCCGGCCGAGAAACCGGCCGAGCCGAAGGCTGAACCGGTGAACGAACCCGCCGCCGCGCCGGCCGAACAGGTGCAGGAACAGCCGGCCGCCGAAACGACGAAGGCCGAGCCGCCCGCGACCGATCCCGCGTCCGGACCGATGACGGCCGCCGAACTGCTGGCCAGCGGGGCCTGGATTCCCAAATGCGAAAAGTGCGGATGCTCGGAAATCGGATCTGGAAAACTGACCGTCCACGTTGAAAAGGGCCTGCCGCCCGATTGCGCGATCGTCCAGTGCAAGCCGTGCAATCACACGGTGCGGATGAAAGGGTTGAAATAGATGGGCGGCCAGTTCATCACGTTCAACCGGAAAGACATTAACATGGCGTTGCACACGCTGCGACGGTTCCGAATCAACGACGACGGCGACGAAACGGTGACGGTCAAGCCGGCTGGCGGTTCCGCCGAACTGGCGTTCCGACACGGGCCGGTCGGGGCGGTCACGTCCGTCCCGATCGTCGAATCGAATCTTCCCGCCGGGTTCATCGCGACCGTTCGGCCGTTCCCGCTCTACCAGGTCTTGGCCGTCGCCGACGCCGGGACGATCACGCTGACCGATCACGCGGGCGGCAAGCGCGCGTTCCTGGCCGTCGAAGAAAACGGGCTTTCGGTCGAACTCGACTACTCGACGGTCGACCTGACGCTCGTCCGGCCGATGGACGCCGGCGTGTTCGTCCCGATGGACGCGGAGATCGTCGAAGCGATTCGGCGGGTCCGCTACGCCGCGAAGGAGGGGACGGGAATCGGGGCCGGCTCCGACATGTGCGGGGTCAACTTGATCGTCACGCAAACGATGACGATCGTCGCGGCCACCGACGGCCAGTCTGCCGCGTTCGTCCAGTTCGACGGCGGAGCGCCGGAGATCGCGCCGGCCGACCGGATCGAAGCGTTTATCCCGAACGCGGCGATTGACGGCATCCTGAATCTGTCGATGGCGACCGTGTTCATCGGCCGGGGATCGAACCCGCTCGAGTGCGATTCGGTGCAGTTCCTGTCCGACGTGAACGTGACGGTTTCTCCGCTGGCCGGCAAGTTTCCGAACGTGTTGACGTTCCTGACCAGGCAGGAACAGAACTACGCGACGGCCGACCGCGAGCGGTTCATCGCCGCGTTGATCCCGTGCGACGACCTGGCGCTCAAGTTCGAGGACGGGAAATCCATGCTCGTCCTCGATCCGAAGCGGATGGCCGCCGAGGTTCACGTTTCGTCCGCGTCGATCGCGGAAATGAAAACCGGATTCCCGCTGATCGCGGTCGGGCGGACGGTCGACTCGGCTGGCGTTCCGATCGTGCCGCGCGACGAACCGAATACGATGCTGCGCGTCGGCTGGCCGGAAGCGCCGTTCGAGGTGTTCGCCAATTCGTCGCGGTTGGTCGACGCGGTTTGCGCGTGCGTCGGGACGAACGTGCGGCTGTCGTTCGATCACCGGAACCGCGCGCTGATCTGCGAGACGGACGGCGGCTCGACGATCGGCCGGCGGTTCGTCGCCATGGTCGCGCCGCTGTTGGTCGAAAAGAAAGGGTAAAGAATACCGGCTGCAACGGCTGAAATCGCGCGGCCAAGAAAAAAATAAATAAACCTTGACCGCGCGATAACAAGATAATGTATAATCAATGTAGAGGTGGACGACGATGACGACGGAACAAAAGGAAATTGAACGGACCGACTTCGAGGAGTGGCTGTCCGCGCGGACCGATGCCGAACTTGATGAACTGATTCAGGCGGTCGAAGCCCGCTCATTCTCGCCGTCCTGCCTGAAAGTGCTTACGGAATGCCCGTATAAATGGGCGCGCAAATACGTCGGCGTCAAGCCGGAACCGGAACCCCGCCGGCCGGACGATCCGGCCGAAGCCGGGTCCGCGCTTCACGAAGCGATTGAAACCACGTTGAAAGCCTGGGTTGAAGGCGGAACGCCCGTGCTCGCGCCGATGCCGCTACGGGTCCGCGATCTGTTCGACGGCTGGCGGTCGCGGTTCCAGTTCGACACGACGAAATGGTATCTGGTTGAGGAGACGCTACGCGGCCAGGTAGGACCGTATGCGACGCAAAGCCGCGCGGACCTGATCTACGCCGAGGGGTTGACGCTCAAGATTGACGATTGGAAATCCTCGCGGGCGATCGACGACGCGGCGGAACTCAGATACGAAATGCAGCCGCAACTGAACTGCATGAACGCCTTCCTCGATCCGCGGTTCGCGGCGTTCGACGAGGTGAAGTTTTCGAACATTTATATCAGGTATGGAAACCGGCGGCGGACCGTCTCATATTTCAGGTCCGAACTTCCGAAACTGATCGACTCGTTTTTGTTCTGGGTCAACCGCGGTATAGAGTGCCTGACCGAACGCCAGTTCGACGCGACGCCGGGCCGGCATTGCGCGAACGCCGACGGGTTCCCGGTTTGCGAATATTATTACGAATGTCCGAAACGGTTGAACGCTCAAACGATATATTTTTACGTCGAATCGGAAGATCAAATCCGCGAGATTGCCGACGCGTATTACGAGTCGACGAAAGAGGCGAAGGTCGCGAAGGAAGCGATTAAGCGATGGGTCGAAGGTCACGGCGACCTGACGCACAACGGGACGAAGTGGGCGTTCAAGGCAACGAAGAAAACGGAAGTTGACATTCAGAAGATTCCTGAATCGCTCATGAAGGAATCGTTTCAACATGCGAAAATCGACGCGACGAAAACGGGCGATAATACGATCTTGGAAAACCCGGACCTGTTGAAGCGGTTGAAGGCCGCCGGCGCGGTGTCTGAAACGGAATCGTGCGAGTTCAAAGGCGGGAAGGCGACGAAGAAATGAACTCCGAACCGCTGTATACCGAGAAAGATAATTATTATAATTTCGATGTAGAATATATAAGCGGATATTTCAGAACATATACAGGTTACGGTCATAGCGACATAGACTTTTATAGGCATAGTATAGATTGCAATAAATGCAGCAAAGGTATAACTCACGAGTTGAAACGCATTACTAAAAGTAACAAATATAAATTTGTTAAATATAATTCTAAACTATTTGATAGCTTAGATATTCTTACTTGTTACTTAAACTATACAAAATGTCCTTTGATGATCATTATTGAAAATAATATAAATTTAGATAAATATAATTATAAATTAATTAAATCTAAAAGGTCAAGAAGTTACGGAGAATATTTATATAGTCCGGTAATTATTTGCGAAAATTGCGAAGGGCATGGAAGAGTTTTAGACAAACAATATATACCACATATGTATAGCTCTAAATGGATAAATCATTTTATAGAATATGATTATAAAAAAATGTTAAAAGAATTTGGAAATTTTACTCATATAGTTCATTATTATTTAGATGGTGTGTTTATACCATTAACCGTTTTACATCTATGCAGAAGGTGTAAAAAGATAAGGACTCCTAACGAACTTGATTATAAAGACGGTATATATTTTGTAAAAGATAGAACAGCGTTTTACTGTAAATCCTGCTATGAAAGGATGGATGAATTAGAACGTAACGAAACGGATTGCGAATTCAACAAACGTCTGTTAAAAGAAATTCACTGGGAGAGTAAATATGGCGTTGAAAATCGAAAACAGAAAAATTGAAACCGTCGGCCAACTCCGCTCCTTCCTTTGCGAATCGATCGTCGATGTTCGGAACGGGAACATCCGGGTTGAAATCGCGAGCCAGATCAACAAGATGGCCGCCCAGGTCAACGAATCGTTCTACTCGGAATGCAAGGTCGCGCGGACGATGAAGGATAACGGCAAGAAGCCGATGGAGTTCGGGAAACTGAACATCGGCGACGGAGCTTCCATCGGGTAGACGATCCGCTCGCGGGGTTCGGTTCGGCTGGTATATACTGATTCGAACCTCGCGAGATGAGCAGATGCAACGGATTGGAGCGGAGGGGAAAGGGTAGGACAGGGCCGGAATGGGCTGGGTCGGATCGGATCGGACCGGTTGAAACGGATTGGATGAAATGGGAAACGAACTTTGCGACTACTGCCACCGGCCGAGCGGAAACCAAATCGAAGGCGCGTCCCGCCCGGTCGCGGGCGCTACCTGCCCGGCCTGTCATGATACGATCCGCCAAGGCGGCCTGATCGTCGTCGAGACGAAATCGGAGGACGAGCGGAAACGGACCGGCCGCTCGATCGGCATGACCCGCGAGGGCGCGGAAACGCTGTTCAAGCCTGACGCGATACGCGGCGTTGACGTGGTGTTCATGCCCGCGCCCGACTTCGATGCGGTGTTCGGGCCGATGATCCGGGCGACAGGGAAATGAATCACCGCCAGCGCCGAGCGCTTTCGAACGCTTGCCCGTCCGGCCTGTTCGACGGCTTGACCGCCCGCCGGCTGATCGTCGCGATCGATCCGGGCCAGAACGGCGCGGCCGTGCTTGTCGATTCCGCCGGCGTGTTGCTCGCGTCGATCCCGTGGAAGTCCGGCGGCTGCGGATCGAACGCCGACGGGTTGGTAGCCGTTCGGCACGGCGCGAAGTGGGCCGGACGACTCGCCGACGGAATCGGCCAAGCGGCGGCCGGCCAGCGCATCGCCGTCGATCTGCTCTGCTATTCGTCGTTCGGCGGGCACTTCGGGGCCATGCGCGGGCTCTATCTGTGGAGCGGCGCTTTCCTATCGACGATCGCGGCGGCGCTCGAGCGGGCGAACATCCCGACGACGATCGAGACGGCGAGCGATAGCACGGTCCGGAAGGCGCTCGCCATTCCCTGCTCGAAGGAAAAGGCGCACGCGGCGTTTATCAAAAAATATCACGCATGGGCGACCGGCTCCGAACTGAAACCAGACGGGGCGGACGTTCACGAGGACGAGCACGACGCGGAGATTCTCGCCGCGTATGCTTTGAGGAGGACGGCTTGAAGTTCGAAGGGTTGAGGGTGTTCGGGATCTGCGGTCCGCGGCTGACCGGCAAGACGGAATTTGCCAAGGCGTTGAAAGCCTGGCACGCCAAGCGATTCGTTCACGCTGAGATCGGGCCGACGGTCGGCGACCACGACGGCGCGGCGATCATCGACGGGCTGACCATCATCGAGGCCGAGCGGCTGCGGTCCGTCTACGGCCGAAACTTCACGCTCGTTTACGTCGGATGCCCGGAGTTTCATCGGCGGACGTTCAAGGAAATCGACGAAACCCAGGCGGCCGAACCGTATCGCGGCCCCGCGTTTTCCAGTTGCGGTCAAATCGTTTCGAACGAATGCTGTTTAACCCTGCTCGGCCACAAAGCCGGGAAGGTCGCGGCCGACGCCTGGACGGTGGAAGCATGAGGATCGACGAACGAACTGGCAAGCCGATCAACTACCGAACCAGATGCGCGCACTGCCACGGCCAAACGCGCGAGCGGATGGTCGAAGGGAAGCGCCGAACAATCTGCATCGAGTCCGGCTGCGGCTACATCGCGGGAACCGACCGCTCGGTATTCGCCAAGCCGCGCGGGATGGACTTGCGGGCGCATCGCGATTGCCCGGATTGCAAAGGCGTGTATCGGTCGCGGCGGGTCGACGGGCGGATCATCCGCGTGTGCGACGACTGCGGCCGGCGCTCGGATCAACGGGAACGGCCGCCGGTCGATCATTGGGACGCGATCGTTGCGGCACACAAACGCGCGATCGGGATGGTCTTGTCCGGCGACCTGATCGTCACCGGCGAGGGGATGGGCGCATGAGCGAACAGGAACACAACGCAACGGAAAGCACGTTGACGTTTCAGGCTCGGCGGATTGCCGACCTGGAGCGGCGGATCGAACAGGCGCGCGTCCACGTATTGCACCTCGAACTCGGCGGCTACGACGACAAGCGCATCGAGGCCGCCCTCAAACTGCTCACCGTCCCGCCGATCGAACTCGACGAATACGGGAGGATCAAGGGATGAACGATCGATGCCCGTATTGCAAAGCCGAAGTCGAAATCTGCCACGATGACGGCTACGGATACGAAGAAGGCCAATACCATCAACAGGATTGCGGCGAGTGCGGAAAGATATTTGTTTACACGACGGCTATCAGCGTCGACCACGATCTGACGAAAGCGGATTGCCTGAACGGATCGCCCCACGAATTCAAGTTCATTCACGCCTGGCCCGCCGAGTATTCAAAGATGCGGTGCGCGAATTGCGGCGAGGATCGGAAACCTACCGACGAGGAAATGAAGGCGCATATAGCATGAAGACGTTCGCCGATTCCGAATTGCTCGACGCCTACATGAAGGCGTTCGACCTGAAACTGGAAGACATGGACGATCAACCCGGCGACGATCTGGTAAAAGAACTGCGGTCGGTCGCCGGGCGCGAAACGCCGGACGACGCGGCGTCGGTCATCGCGTGGTGGGATTGTTTTATCGACGATGATAATGCCGCCGTCCGCTCGGCGATGAAGATCCGCCGACTGCTCGGGATCATCGACGCACCGCCGAAATGCCGATGCTGCAACGGAACCGGGATCGTCGAATAAAAAGATTGTCCGTCCCCTTGACGCGATAACTAGATTATGGTATGATGGAGTTATCAAGGAAAACGAACCGGCGCCCCGCTGCCGATGAAGGCGGGAGAAGACCAGAGGAAACGACATGAAGGCCACCATCAACTCCGCGCTCTCAGCCCTCCTAACCGCCGCCGGCTTCCCGACCTACGCCTACCGCGCGAAGCACGAAACGAACCCGATCATCCTCCGCCACTACGCCGGCATGATCATGCGCTCGCTCGGCCGGGTCGCGGACGTCGAGAAGCGCGCGATGCTCGAGGCCGAGATCGGGATCCGCTTCGCCGCCCTCGGTCTCATCCCCGACATGAAGTAGACCGCCAAGTAGCGGCCGGCCTGAGAGGGTTGAGCCGCCGCCTCGTCATCTGGCACTCAACGCCGGGAAACCGGCCAAACTTACCGGGAGGTAAACAACAATGGAAAAACGCGAACCCAAGCGCGACGACTACCGCGGCAACCCCTTGCTCGTCCTGCCCGTCGGCGAGCGCAACGACTTCTCGTTCGGCGTAGGAAAAGCGAAAGCCATCCTCGAACACCTCGACGCGATCCGGGCGTTCGTCGCCGAGCACGAAGCGCCGGTGAAGATCTAACCGACCGGGCCGGGGCTTCGGCTCCGGCCCGAGGATGTTTATGAAAATCAACGGCAGAGAATCTACGGTCAAGGTATCGGCCGCCGTCCGGTCGTCGGATACGTTCAGGTGGTCGGAACTGAAACACGAACTGCGGCGGTATTTCGATGAACCGGAACGCCGCGAAGTCACGAAGATTATCAAGACGCTCGAACGCGGGCGGTCATATTTAACGAAGTGCGTCACAATCACCTGTTTCTAGGAGGACGAATGAACGACAAACCCAACTGCTACGCGCTCAACTGGTCGCCGCGGGCCGACAAGTGCAACGACTGCGCCGTCAACGCCGACTGCTACGCCGCGCTGGCCGCCCGCCTCGAAAACGCTACGCCGCCGTCCGTCTCGCAGTCGGTCGCGACCGACCCGAACTTGGACATGCCGAAGACGGGAGGACGCTGACATGCGACTCGTATCCGTCAGCCTGGAAGGCGTCCGCAAGATCCGAGCGGCCCGCGTCGACTTCGACCCGACCGGCGTCTTGGTTGAAATCCACGGTCCGAACGAAACCGGGAAATCGAGCGTCATCGACGGGATCTCGCAACTGATCGAGCCCTACGCGGTCAACTCGCCGGACCGACCGTTCGGCGACTTCGTGAACTACGACGCCAAGCGCGCGGTTATTTCCGGCGTGATTTCCGAGCGCGGGGTCAACAAATACGACGTGAAGCGGATCTTCAACAAGGAAGGTAAAACCACGTCGCTGTCCGTCCGCGACCTCGAGACCGGCGCGCCGATCACGCAGCCGCCCCAGAAGTTTTTATCAAGTCTGTTTTCTACGGTCGCCCGCGACCCGCTCCTATTCCTCGACAAGCCGGCGGACAAGCAGTTCGAATACTTCGCGAAGATCAAGGGCATCGACAAGGCGCTTGCCGCTTCCGACGCGGCGGTCAAGGCGGCGGAGGAACGCAGGAAGGCCGCGCGGCAGGCGCTCGACCTGGCGGAGAAAATGAACGCCCGAGACGGCGGAGCCTACGAGACGGCGCGTCAGGCCGCGAACGGGATCGCCGAGGAGCCGGTCGACGTGCAAGCGGTCATGGTCGAAAAGACCGAGGCCGAAAGCCTGGCGTCGAAGATCAAGACGGGCCGGCAGAAGGTCGAACAGATCCGGAACGAAATCGAACGGGCAAACGCGCTGATCGCCGAGACGATGACGAAGGTCGACCAACTCGAAGCGCAGGCGGCCGAGACGGAAGCGCGGATCAAGGCGGCCGGCCCGCTCGACGCGATCGAGGAAAAGATCCGGACGTGTTCCAGCCGGATCGTCAACGCGCAGCGGATCAACGAACTGTCGGCCAAGCGAACGGCCGCCGAACAGTCGAAGGCCGAACACACCGCCAAGTTGAAAGCGTTCAACGATTCCGAGGCGGCGGTCAAGGCCGAGCGGGAGAAACGGCAGCGGACGGTCGCCGACGCGCCGTCACCGGTTCCCGGGCTCGACATCGACGCGGAGACGAAGACGATCACGCTCGACGGCCAGCCGCTCGCCAACGCTTCGACCGCCCGTCAGGCCGAGGTGTCGATCGACTTGGCAGTCGCCGAGAATCCTCCGCTCAAGGTCCTGTTCCTGAAACAGGGTTCGTTCATCGACGGCGCGCATCTGGCGCAAATCGCCAAGCGGCTGGCCGCCGCGTCCGAAGAATGGATGCTCATCTTCGAGAGCGTTCGGCGCGAGGCCGGGCCGGACGACGACCCGAACACGTTCACGATCTACGGCGCGGACCTGAAGCGCGACGGGGAGTGCGAGGGGGAGTGACCCGCGACCGTTCAACCCGCCACGGCAAGCGTAACAACGGCATCCGCTGCAGGAACCCGAAGCACACGCCGCGGCTATCGTTCAGTGAAACGATGGCGCGGTTGACTTACGGGATGCAGAATATCGGGCGGGTGATTGCCGGTGCATTTGGCCCGCCGGTCGAAGCGGCGACGGAAAACATAATGAAGTTTGCATCGGCGCTTGAATCGTTTCCGCTTGTTAGATGCAAGTCAATGCTCGAACCGATCATCGACGAAACGGCGGAAGCGAGGAAGGCGAAACTGTGACAAAGAAAATCAAACATATAATCTGCCGTTGCCCGGCGTGCGGCCGTCACGCCGGTATCATCGAATACACGCAGCGCGTGTTCCGCGTCGGATGTTTCAATTCCGAGAAATGCGGCGTCAAGGGTCCGCGTCGGAAGTCCGTTCACGGAGCGGTCACTTCGTGGAATCGGATGATCGACGATCCGAGGGAGGTATGATGAATCGACGCGGCTACACCGTCACTGAAATACTGATCGGATTGGCGTGTTCCGTATTCGGCGTCGTTTGGTTGATCGTCGCCGCGGCGATGGTCAAGTATTCATGGATCTATTTGTTTCAGTGATTAGAAAAGGGCTCCCACAATCGGGAGCCCTTCTTTTTAGAATGATCGTCTGTATCGTAGAGCGAACTGCGGCTTCCCGCCGCCGATGACTACTCCGGCCGACATCCCGCCTTTGGCGACGCCGATCGTTGTCCGTTTTGCCCCGATTTCTATTTCGAAGCCGGGGCGGGCGGAGGGGAAGGCATCGCCGCCGCGGCGGCCGGAGCGGCACGCTTGACCTTATCCTCGGCATCGAGCCCGGCGGCGGCCCGCTGCGCGGCTTCGATCATTTCGACCGGAAGCGGCGTTCCGTGGTCCTCGATGTGCGCGACGTTCAAATCCCAGAGGTAGGCTGCGAGTTTGGCGGCTCCGCCTGAGAAAGCGCCGGTGAGCGCCAGCGCCTCGACTTTGTTGAAACTGTCCGGCGCGTTGGCCTTCAACCAGGCCGTCCCGTTGTCGAACATGTTCAGGATCTTGTCATCGACCGTCGTTTTCGTCTTCGGCGCGATGACGCGGAACGCCTGGATGAGAATCAACGCGACGAGCGCGATGTTTCCGGAAGTTAAGTAGGGACTGACGGTTTCCATGATTGCTCCTTTTCTCGGCAAGGCCGGCCCCGGCGGATCGCTCCGCGTCAAGGTTTGGACTGGAAAATACTGACGATCAACGCGAAGCCCTTCGCGATCGTGGTCATCACCTGTTGGAAGTTCGCGACGACCGCGAGAGAGACGGCCAGGAACCCGGCCCCGATGCCGCCGATGACGGTCTTCAGCCAGCCGGAAAGCGGCGTCGGCTGTTGGGCGACCGGCTGGACCATCGTCAGTTTCGCGACTTCGCGCGCGACTTCCCGAGCGATGTCGACCGGGCATTTCGACTTGCAGGTTTCATGGATCTCATTTACCTTCGCGGCCAATGTTTTGAAATCACTTTTGAATGTCCCCCACTCTTCCGCGAACTCAAGATCCTTGTCATCGTATTTCCCAGGTGCCACGTCCATCATGCCCTTCAAATGTATTGGTAATCGACTTCGTAGTTGTCGGTGTTCCTGATCGCCGCGACGTTTTCTTCGTCGAATCCAAGCCGCTGGTTGAAGTGGACGATGCCGCTGTTCGCGCTCGTCATTTGCGCCATGTCGGCCGTGAACTGGATTTCAACCCGGAACGTCTCGGTAACACGCTCGGCCAGGATCGCTCCGCTGATCGACGTGCAATCCCACTCTCGGCCCCAGGAATGCGGGGCCGACAGCGGGGTTATGTTTTGCACGCCGACGATGATATCCGTGTCGAACGGAAGCACCTGCGGGACCGGCGTGATCCGGTAGACGAACGCCGACACCTTCTGAACGGTGATCGGAAGCCATACATTCGTCCCGCCTGAAAGGTAGTAGCAGACGAGAAACGGAGAAATGTTGCCGTCGTCCGGGCGAACCCCCGGCGCTGGCGTAGCCGTGAATTCGTGCGACATCTCGATATCAAACGTCGCGTTGAGCGGTATGATGTCGTCGATCAACATCGAAGGCGTGATGGATTTCACGGAACAGTAGTTCGGGATGTCGCGGCCTTGATCGGCGTCCGCTACGTTGTCGCGCACGTTCGGATCTTCGGATTCCAAATCCTCTTGATCCTGCTCGTCCAGGTCGTCGACCTTATCAAACTCCATGTTTTCGCGCAGGACGGCGACGATGATGTAACTGCCTTCCGGCGTGTAGGCGACGAGGACCTGATCGTCGGCCTTCACGTTATCGACCCGCGAATGCACGTATTTGATTTCACGTCCGTCGGCCAGCCGGACGGTAAACATGTCGCGGTATTTGTTGCGCGCGACCGTGCCATGAAGGATTTCATCCGTCCGCGGTTTCTTCGATTCCTCGATCGCGGCGGTCAGCGAAAGGTCGACATCGGGCGCGACGTTCCGCCAGAACGAAACGCCTTCCTTGTCAACCAGTTCGACATCCTGAATCTTGACCGCCTCGATAGACGACCGTTCCGAATTAACGTCCGCCTCGAGAATCCAATAGAACTTGTCAATGCCGGCCTGATCGAGCGCGGTCACGCGGATCAGCTGGTTCGCCTGGATCTCGGTGAACCCGGGCACGTCGAGCGTGTCGACTTCGATCGGCGTCTTTCTGGTAGCAATGAGTTTCCGCAACCGGTTCGCCGCCTGAACCTTCGTCGCCAGGTAGGATGAAACGATCGCCCCGCCGAACCGCTCGCCGTAGCGCGCGATCGATGCGGCGTCCGATTGTATCTCGTCGATCTTCGTGTAATCCTCGAAGTCGGACGACCCGTTGAACTCGCGCCCCCAGATGTTGAACCGGATGATAATCGCGTCGCCGATGTTGACCTTTCCGGTCAGTTTCATATACGCGCGGTTGATCCGCCGGACCGGGATATTCGGCTGTTGCGGCCGGACGGCGAAGATCCACTTCGAGCCGTTGATGTCCGAGTTTCCCTTGGTTTCAAACTCGGCGTTTTTCAGCCGGACGCCCGTGTTGCGGTTGACCTGATCGAGGTCGAACAGCAGCGAGCCCATGACCGCATCGATGAACGGGATCGACAGGATGATTTCATATTCCCAGTATTCGTCGTGCTCGGTTTTCGTGTGGTCGTAACGGAAGAATACGACTTCATCCTCGGCCGTCGTCGGAAGCGTGTCGTTTCCGTTGACCGTCCACGTTTTGTCCACGGTTGCCAGTAACTTTTCTTCCGTCATCTGCACGTCGTATTCGGTGATAATCGAATCGAACTTGCCGACCGTTCCGGACAGACGCATGAGGTTGAAATTGTTTTCCCCGCCAAGGACGTGGCCGGCTGCGTCCGTCGCGTAGTAGTTCCAGAAAAGCGGCGTCCCGTTCAACAGGTGGTAGATTCGCAGGTCGAAGTTTCCGACCGCGATCTTCTTTTCCGGGTAGGTCTCGAGCGGAACGTATTTCGTAAACGACGACGCGCCGGCGGCCGACGATCCTTTGAATTTGAGCGTAAGATAGATTTGCTCGACGTTTTCCCAGTCAAGCAAATTCGACCACAGCGCGAACGTGACGACGGAATCGGCTGAATACGAGGTGACGACCGCAGCCATCGCGTCGGATTCATAAAATGCGTAGCCCTCGCCCTCGCCGGTTTTATCCGGGATGTTCGCTTCCAGGTATGCGCTTGTGATATTCGTTTCCGGCGGTTCGACGTATTTGATCCGCGCTTTGTTGACCAGCCGCGCGCCGTCGATCGAACGATGGACGAGCATCAACTCGCGGGACTCTTGGAACGTCCACGAAATGAACGACGCGACGTAATCGGGAAGAAACGCGATTGTGTTCGCGTCCAGTTCGACGCGCGCCCACGATTCGACGAGTTGAATCTCGCCAAGGATCTTCGTCGCATCCTCTTCCTGAAAGTAGCGCGGCCCGGTGTAACGATTGCCGGCCGGCGCGTAGACGGTCGTATACCCGGCGGCCCGGCACACCTCGGCGACGGCCTGGCCGTTCAACTTGCCGAGGATCGAGCGTGTGATTTTTGCTTCAAGAATCTTCGATCCGGCGGTGACAGCCGTCAGTTCGAACGAACGCTTGCCGGTCGATTCGATCCCCATATCAATCAGGTCGATTTTGCCGCTGTAGGTCTGATCGACAACGCCGTCGCCCATCGACACGGAAACAGTGTTTCCGATTGCGAAGTCGCCTTCATCGGATTGCGCGACGCCATGCAGCGAAACGGTGAGCGTTCCGGCACCGGCCGAGCCCGCGCCGCTGACGTTCGGCTGCGCGTTCGCGTAGGTCGTATAATCGACGCCATTGATGGTCAGCGTGAACGTCCGGAACGAAACCATCGGCCGGATGTTCCGCTCGATCGAGACTGACGAGACGGCGGAAATGATGCCGTTGACGTCGACCGACCGGAACGTGAAGACGTTCGTCCCCGTGTGGAGGACCGCCGGATAAAAGAACCGGCCTTCGACGAGGTAGCAATCGTCCGGCAGGTAAGAATCATCGGCAAGCAGGACGCGGTTCGAAACGCCGGCGTTGCCGTAGATGATCGCGCATTCCTTGAGCGTGACGGTCGGCGCGTGCTCGATCGTCGGGCCGTCGGGGACGGAAAGAACACGCGAGTCGGAGAGCCCGGAAACCTTCACGGTCACGCCTCGGTATCGATCGCCTCGGCGGCGATTGCGTAAAGGCCGATCGACGGAATGCTGATCGTCGCCGAATCGTTGAAGTCGGTCAGGTATTGCTTTTGCGGCGTCGCCTCGCTCGAGAGCGGCAACACGGAATCGGTCGTCCGATCGATGGTCGCCCGGAACGCCGAGATGTTTTCGACTTTGTGGCCGGCCAGATAGTCGACGGCCAGGTCGCCGAAGACCAGATCGGCGTCCGAGAATTCGACCTTTCCGGCCGCTTCCGATTGCGTGATCCATTCGTGCCGGGTGAGCCCATCGACGACCCGGACCTGATCGCCGAGCAGGATCTCGGAGTGCGAGAAACGCGCGGTCGTCGCGGTCAACCCCTCGTAGACGCCGGAGCCGGGCGCGAGCGCGGTCATCGACTTCAGGTAGATGTCATACCCGCCGCGCGTCGAGTATTGGGCGGTCGCCTGGTTCATGACCTCAAGCAGGTGGATGTTCGAACCGTCGCCGCGCTCGGTGATTTTGTCGAGGACGAGCACGGCTTGAAGCGCCGGCCGGTCCTCGGTGAATTCGGTAATCGTCACGTTTCCCGGGTAGGTAATCGTCGTCGCGTTCAGAGCGGCCGTCGATTCGTTCGGCAGCGGAATTTCCTGATCGTAGGCGGACAGCGAGAAATACACGCGGTCGCCTTCGAACACCTTCGAATCCGCGTCCCATGTGTATTCGGTGCGCGCGCCGTCGACCGTTACTTCGTCGTGCGGGATCATGACAACCCGCGTCCCCTTCGCTTCCTGCGTTGCCGGCGTGGCGGCCTGGCAGTAGAGATAATACCCGCCGAGGTCGACGAGCGGTGTTTCCGCGTCCACGTCGGCCAGGCTGATCGCCGAGTAATCCGGGAAAACGTAGGGCGTCGCGCCGATGCTGAACTCGTCCTTGATCCAGACCTCCGCGCCGGCCGCGACGTTTTCCGCCAGCGGGGCGGCGAGCACGATCCGGTCGGGCGTGGCGGTCAGCGCGTATACCTCATAGAATTCATCGGACGAAAGCGCGGTAAATCCGACTTTCTGCCCGGCGGAGATCGACAGCGCCGGGTCGAAGTTGACGACCACCGCGGACGTTCCGCCGGCGGCGTCGGACAGCGCGACCATCGGCGTTGCGCCGTAGATGACGCGATGCGCGGTCCACTCGCGGCCCGCTTCGTTGATCGTCCCGATGACTTTGTTCAAGTCTTCCCACTGGCCGAGCGCGGTCGTCAGGTTCCATTTCGACTTGGTAACCGCGTCGTCGGTGTAGATCGTGGCCGAAACCGCGATGCGGGCGTTCAGCCGGTAGATGTGCGAATCGGCCGGCGACTCGGCGGTCTTCGTGATATGCCGGATGACCGTCCCCGCGTCGAGCGCGGTCTGCAACCCGTAGAGTAATTCGACCTCCTGCGGGGTGGCGGTCGCCGCGACGACCGGATAACGGTTCACGTCGCCGGCGAACAGGATGCGGTCGCCCGGGACGAGCACGGCCGATAGATCGGTCGCGGTCGCGATGTTCGTATCGTTTGTTCCCTGCGGAGTGGCCGTCGCCGAAACGATCGAGCCTGAATCGTATTCGTCGTCGGTCAGCGACTCGGCCGCGGTCAGGATCGTTGTCGTCGGTGCGATGAACGAAATCCCGATTTCCGGGAGCCGCGCGCCGGCCGGCCCGTGCTGCCCGACCGATTCGATAATCAGGTCGGTTGGCGGGGCGGGAGGAGCAGCGTCGGCCGCCGTGTTGGCCGCCCGCGCGTCGGAATAACCGGAACGAATGACTGACATATTATCCCCCTAAAGCAATCAGGAAAACTCGGAGCCGGGATACAGAAGCGGGGCGAACTCGCCGACTTGATCGATCGTTTGCGTGCCGAACACATTCTTGATGTTTTTCATCCGGACGCGAATCCGCCCGCCGAATCCAGGGAAGTCGAACGATCCGAAAGTAATCTGTTGAATATGTTCCAGTGTGTTGCCGTAGACCGGTTGAGCGATAGCATACACCGGAATCATCTTTCCAACATAAAGGATTTTCGAGTCCATGCCGGACCCGCCCTGAACCTTCATCGCATTAATGATGACCGGTTGAAATCCGGGACCGATGTTTTGATGCTGCGACAGGCAGACGTTCCCGCTATGCTGCCACAGGTTCATCTGGATCTCGATGCCGGCCGGAACGTAATGCAGGTAGACCGGATCTCCGTCGAACAGCGAACCGGCGAGCGCGCCGTAGATCGTGATTTGCGTTCCCGGCGATGAAATCACGCGATACTTGGCCCCGCGGATTTCCACGTAACTGTTGACTGGCGGAACGTGCGCGATGTTTGTCAGCGGAATGACCGTCTGGAAATTCGTTACCGTGTGCGTGTGACCGCTGCCGTGGTAGTGCTCGGTCGACGGAATTGAATGCGAGTGCGGATCGTCCGGCGATGACGCGCCGGTCGTCCCCGCGCCGATCGTGGTCGGGTCGGTCGAGCCGACAAACGAGTTGACTTCGCTGCTGATTAGCGCGTTCACGTTGCCGTTGACTTCCGCGCACTGCGCCGGTCGAATGTTGTTTGTCACCAACACGTCGCCGCCAAGCGGTTCGGCTTCCGTCGCGTGCGCCATGTCTTGCATGACTTCGTAGTCGTTCCCGTCGCCGTATCCGACGAGCCGAATCCGCGCGCCGCGGAACAAATAGCGGGCCTCCGGGAAATACGGCGGTATCAGCGGGTTCGGGAAGTTGTAAGACAAGAAGTTGCGGCCGGTCAATTCAAGATCGGTCGCCTTCGTGTAGGCGACGGTCGTCCAGGCTTCCTCGGCCGGCTGGCCTGACACTTCGGCCGGGACGGTGACGCCCGTGAACGCCCCGCCGGTTACTTCGAGGTTGGCCGCCGTGTTCTGGATCTCTCCGTATCGCGCGACGACTTCCAGCGGGATTGAAAACTTCCCGTGGTAGATGTTCACCGCGTAGCCGTTGGCGACGCCGAGGTCATGCCGCAGCGAAGGCCGGATGAACAGCACGTTTCCGACCGCTTCCGAAACGTAGTAAAACGCCGTCGGATCGTCGGACGGGAAGCACACGCCGTATTTCCTGAATTCGCTGTTGAAGATTTCGAAGTTGTCTCCCGGCGAAACGTAGATGCGATCGGAGCCCGCGACGTTTTCCGATGATCCGGCGTAACAAACCGGAAGCGTCCCTTCGGCAATCAGCGTATCGGTGATCGTCAGTTCAATGGATTCCTGCACGGTCAAGCCTCTGTCAGTTCGATGGAGTAGCCGGGAAGTTTCGGCTTCATCTCTTCCATCGAATAGTCGAAACCAGTGAACGCGACGGTGTAGGTTTTCGAGTCGGGCGACACGAACGTCAGGAACTCGGACTTGACGAACTCGGCCTCGATGTCGTCGAGTTGATCGCGGGACAGGCCGCTGATCGAAAAGACTTTCTTGACGACGAACCCGCCGGCCCCGTTCGATACGCCGGTCGCCCGAAGGTTGCCGCCGATCGTTCGACCGAACTCCGCGAGTTTCTGATTCTTCACGTCGTAACCGCCGGGGTTGTAGGTGAAAATATAGGAACCGATCGTGATATTATCGTTGATCGTCAGCGTCATTTACCCTCGCCTCCGCGCGGCCGTCTCGGTCCTCAGCGTTTGCTTAATCGACGTGGAAATCGTGTCGGCAAAATTTACCATGTCGATGCCGTTCGAAATCGTGACACCGCCGAAGTTGATCGGCGCGTTGACGGTCGCGGCGGCCGGCTGGCGGGAGGCCGGGGAGAGAGCGGCGGCGAAGCCCGGAGGAGCGCCGACCGCACCGCCCGCCTTCCCCCCGGTTCCCTTGATCGCGGATGTGAGGTTGGCCGGCATGGCGACGCCGGAGAGTTTGCCAAGTCCGCCCATCGCGGAACCGGCAGCGGCGACCGCCGACGTGATACTCGGAATCGAACTCTGAATGCGGGCGACGAACGAATCCGACCACGCCGCCGCGACGTTCGAGCCCCACTGATCGATGTGCTGAAGCGGGCCTTCCTTCGGAGGCGACTGGCCTTTGAACATGCCGAATACCCAATCGACGGCCGAGGCGATTCCGGCCTTCGCGTTCTCGATCGTCGCCATGATCCCGTCGACCCACGATTGAATGATGTTCGCGCCCCAGGTGTAGGCGTCTTCCGGCATGGTGGTCATGAACTCAAACACGGCGGCAACGCCGTCGTAGATCGTTTTACCGATATTGGAAATCGTGTCGAGCACTGCCGACCCGAAATTGTTGATCGGAGTCATGATGTTATTTGTCAGCCAAGTTTGAACCGTGACCGACAATTCGCCGGCCGATGTAAAGAACTCGTTGAACTTGTTACTGATCGCTTCCGCGATGTCGCCGACGAGGACCGCGAAATCGACGACGGCCGCGCCAAACAGTTGCCCGATGTTATCCAGCGCCTCGCCGATCGCTTTCGCTCCGTCGACAACGCCGTCGGCCATGCCAACGGCCGCTTTTGTGATGCCTTCCTTGATCGCGGTCAACGCGGGACCGATCGCAACCGACGCCGTTCCGATGGCCGATGCGATGGCGGCCACGGCATTCGTGATCGGGTCCACGCCTTCGCCGGTGAAGAACGCGGCGATGCCTTTCATGAAGTCGGCCGCCGCTTCGCCGATTGATTTCAAGCCTTCGGGGAACGCCGCCGAGATCGCTTCGCCCAACGGATACCCGATGAGCACGGCCAGCCCGGCGGCGACGATCAGCGGGCCGAACGAAGCGGCAGCTCCGACGACGGCCGCGACGATTCCAGCCGATAGGGTGGCGAGGACCGGAAGCGCCATGATGAGCGCGCCGAGCCCGGTCAGCGCCAGACCAAGCGCCATGATAATTCCGTCGCGGATTTTCACGCCGAACACTTCGAAGTCGAGCGCCGCGCCGACGCCGGCGACAAACAGCGCCCAGGCTTCGCTGATCGCTTTCTTCAACAGTTCGCCGAGCGCCTTTTTCAGATCGTCCCAGTTGCCGGCTTGGAGCGATGCAAGGATCGGTTCGACGAACTTCTTTCCGAAGTCAGAAAGCCCGGCCGCGTCGAGCGCGGCGGTCACGAACTCGCCGAGCGATTTTCCGAGCGCGTCGAACGCTTCCTTGATGTTCGGCAGCGCCGCATCGATTCCGGACTTAAAGAACTCGGAGAGCGAACCGCTCATCGACTCGGCTCCGGAAATCGTTGCGGTGATCGCATCGACGATTCCGGCCAGCGCGTCGATTGCGGCGGTGACGACCGGCTCGAAGATCGTCCCCATTTGCGTCCCGAGCGCCGCCGCGTTGTCGTCGAAACTCTGCTTCAACAGCGCGAACACTCCGGCCACCATATCACCGACCGGGCCGGTAACTTTCTCGGCGACTGACGACAGGAAACCGAACACATCGACGAACGCCTGAGCGATTGCACCGTCGGCCGACATGGTGGTGAATCCGGAAATGATGTTGTCACGGATCGACGCGATAAACGCGGTGATCGTCGATGCGACCGAATCGGCGTTGAACGATCCGACCATCTTCGACACGGCCGCCGCAACGTCATTCGCCGCCGCGTTGATGATCCCGATCCCGGCGACGATCCCGGCCTTGATCGCGCCACCGAAATCGAACTTAATTCCGGTTTCCGTCTGCTTGACGAACGCCTGAAGGCCGGTCAGAAAATCGGCGAGCGACGCGGCAGCCGCTCCGACCCCGCCGGATACGGTGTTGAACACGGCGACGGCTGCGGATACGACAGCCGACACGGCGGAAAATGCCGTCGAAATCAAATCAGTGTTGAGGATCAATTCGGTGTAGGCTGCGATGCTCGATGTGATAGCAGTTGCGACGACCGCGACCGCATCCGAAACGGTTTTCATCACGCCGGCAAACGTCGAACTCGTCGCCGACGATTCGCCGATCCCGGCCGCGAAATTCACGATTGCCGCGGCGGTCGATACGACGGCCTGGCCGACGGACATGATGACCGTGACGATGCTTGTGAATACGGAACCGGCAGCGGACACGGCCGCTCGAAGATCGGTGAACGCCTGGCCCGACTGAATCCACGTTCCGATTGCGGCCAACGCTTGCGACGCGAGCGCCGCGAGTTTCGTCCCGAACTCGCCGAGCGAACCGCTGGCGACCGTCAGTTGGTTTCCCCACTCGTCGAATCCGGCCTTGCCGGCATCCAACCCCGTCTTGAGCGAAAGCACGCCGCCGATCATTTCGGATAGCATGGCGACGAACTTTTCACCCGATGCCTTGATTGCTTCAACCGCGTCTTTCGTGGTCGACGAGGCCGCCGCCCAAGCGCCGAACGCGGTCATCGAATCGGCGACGTATTTCCCGAGCGCGGTGAACGTCGCAGAGATTCCGCCGACGAGCGGCGAGAGCGTTGTAATCACGGTTTGAACGGCGGTTGTCACGCCTGAAAACGCCGCCATCGCGGCGGTCGCCAGCCCGGTCGTCTGAATCCAGGTCGTCAGCGCGTTCACGATTTCCGACGCGCCGATTACAACCTGCTTGAGGACCGGCAGGAACGCCCCGCCGATGACGATTTGCAGCGATTCCCAGGATCCCTCGAAGATTTTCAACGCGCCGGAGAAGGTATCCAACTGCGTCTTGCTCATGTCCAACGCCGCGTTCGTTCCCGTGATTTTCGCTTGAAAATCGGTGAGCGCCTGCGCCCCGCCGCCGACAAGGTTGGCCATCGCCGGACCGGCTTCGACGCCGAAGATCTTCACCGCGTCGGTCGCGGTCATTCCCGCTTTCTCGAGCGCGGCGACGACGCCGGTGATGCCGACGAGCGCCGGGTTTGTATCCTTCACGCTTAGCCCGAGCGCCTGAATGGCCGCCGCCGATTCCTTCGACGGATCGACGAGTTTCGACAGGCCGGCCCGCAGCGCCGTCCCGGCCATCTCGCCTTTGATGCCCGCGTTATTCAGGATCATGAGCGCGGCGGTCGTTTCTTCGAACGGTATCTTGAGCGCGCCGGCAATCACGCCCGCGTATTTCATGCCGTTCGCGGCTCGGTCCATCGTCAACGCTGAGTTTTGGATTGCTGCCGCGAAGACGTTCGACACCCGGCCGGCGTCCGACGCTTCCATTCCGAACTGCTTGATCGTCGCGCCGACCGCTTCGGCCGTGAACTGAAGATCGCTCATCGTCGCCTCGGCCAGTTTCCCGGTGCCTTCGAGCGCGAGGATGGATTCTTCGGACGAGAATCCGGCGGACCGCAGGGAGTAAAGCGCGTCGGCCGCCTGCGAGGACGACAGCGACGTATCGGCACCGAGTTTGATTGCCGCTTCGCGCATCCGCTGGAACGTATCCTCCGATTCGACGCCCATCGATTTGACGTTTGCCATCGACTGTTCGAAGTCGCCGGAGACTCGAACGGCTTCACCGAGCGCGGACGCGGCCGCCGATCCGACTTCGAGCAGCGCGCTGGCCGTTGCGCCGGCCGCAGCCAGGAGCCCGTCGAACGCGGTGAGCAGGAGCCCGCCGATGGTCGTCCCGACATCCATCAACGCGGAACCGACCGACATCGCGGCCGACCCGAGCGTCGAGAATACGGCGACCACGCCGTCGACCGCCATCCCGGCGGCCGTAAACGCGGCGGAGAAAGCGCCGGAGATGATAGAGTAGAGCGATTCAGCGGCGATCGTCAGCGCATCGAACCCGGCCGTGAGATACGTCATCGGGTTCAGCAGCGTCATGATCGACGAACCGACGGATTGCAAGACGCCGCCGGCGAAGACTGACATTGCTCCCGACAAAAGATTTACTGGGTTAAGCGCGGCGATTGCGCTGTCGCCGAAGGAAACAAACATGTTTCCCGATGAAGCCTTGACTTGGTTGAGCGATTGTAACAATTCTTCCAGATGGTCATTTGCCTTGAGCATCGCCGAATCGTCTGCGCTGATCTTGATCGGTGGTTCGATTTTCTTTCGTGCCGCGTCAATAAATCCCGTGATCGCGCTAATCACATTGGACGCCGCGTCGATCGCTTCGACTTCGATTTGAAATTTGTCGACGGTCGTCGCGCTCATGCCGATCCTCTCGAAGGGGCGGAGCGTCCGCTAAGACGCCGCGCCCCGAGTTACTTTTTCATCATGGTCTTCAGTGACTTGTAACGCCCCGCCGAATCGCTGCCTTTTTCGCGCCCTTGGAACACGGCCTCGGACAGAATCACGAACCAGGCCGGCTGATCGAGTAGCCCGCCAGCGCAAGGCAGGCACTCGAGGTTTTGGCAGAGCGAAAAGATGCGAACGAACGAAGCGTTTTCAGGTAGAAGTTTCGTAGTCGGCTGTAGCCCCCGGGCCTTCGCGGCGACTCCGGCGGCTACAGCGTCTACGAGTTTTTTACCTGTTCCTGGCCCGGGATCTCTTCCGCGCCCATGATGCGCTTGATGTATTTCCCGATCGTGTCCATCCCGAGTTTCAGGAAATTTTCCTCGGTGATTTCCATCGGCGACCCGTCCTCGTTTTCGAGGTTCCAGCCGGACGTGAGGGAGACGGCGAGAGCGATCGTCTCGCCCTCCTTCACGACGTGGCCGGGCTTGCGGTAGTCCATGACGACCGAACCGGGGACGGTCCGGAACTTGAACGTAACGCCGTCGATGGTGGTTTCCTTCGGTTTCATTTCGGACAGTTTCATATCGGTTGCTCCTCCGATGTTGGGCTCGTCCGCTTACGCGATCGAGGCGATGGTGTTGATGAGCACGATTTCATACGCCTTGTTGTCGAGGTTCGGGTGCGGGTTGGCGAAGCCTTCGACGTCGATGCGCATGCGCTCCAGCTGCGTCGGCGGCGTCCCGCTCTGGTGCCGGACGTTGGTCGCCCAGAAGTGCAAGCCGTAATTCCGGTCGGTCGTCCCGATCTCTTCGCCGTGGCACAGACCGTAGACGACTTCGAGCATGAAGAACGTGCCGTTGCGGACGCGGTTGTATTCGACCAGATCCTCGAACAGGAGCGAACCGGACAGGCCGACGCGCTGCTTGGTGACCGCCAGGTCGCGGACGGTATCCGCGCAGCGGATGGTGAATGCTTCGTCGAGGTTGTTTTCGAACGCGATGTCCAGCGATTCGTAGAGGTCGGTCGAGACGCCGTTGATGTAGATCGCGGCATCCTTGAACAGGAACTTTTGAAGGTTGCTCATCGTCGTCCCGGCCGGGAACGTGTGGCCGGTCTCCGACCCGAGGGCTTCCTCCTGCGCCATGATGTCGAGCGACGCGGCCAGGAAGTCTTCGGAACCGATCGTTATCGACGCGCTGTTGACCTTGCCGCCCGGGACTTCGCGCACGTCCAGATCGGTCGGCAGGTTTTCGAGCACGCCGAACGACGGCAGAGTGCCCACCGACGCGGTGTAGACGTGCGAGTAGACGCCGGAAACGACTTCGCAGTAGCGGGAAAGGATCTTGTCGCCGGCGGCCAGCGAGAAGCCGAGGGACGCGACGCCGCTGGTATTGTTGATCGAATACTCGCCGGTCGACGGGCCGGCGACGACGCGGGTGAGCAGCGCCCAGGTGCCGGCCGAGGCGTCGAAGAAGTAGAGGCTTTCCGACGTGGCGGTGATCGGCGCGAACGCGAGCGTGACGGTCGTCTCCGCGCCGCTGGCGGTGAACCACTCGGAGCGGAAATAACCGGCGACGGTGGTCACCGCGCCGGTGATGTATTTCAGGAGTTTTTCGAACCCGTTCTCGGGCGCGGCCAGCATGCCGGTCGAGTATTTGACGGTCTTGCGGGTGCGCACGTCCGCGGCCGGGACGAGCGTTCCGCTGATCGTCTCCGGTTCTTTGTAGCCGTAATCGACCTCGGGCTCGAACGACTGGAGTTCGACGCGGGTGTAGGCGGGCGTCGCCGGCATCGTGCCGAACGCGGCTTCGGTGTAGATGACGTGTTTTGCCAGGATACCCTGAAGGACGGTCATGATTCAAATCCTCCGATTCTTGTTCAGCAGTCGATTTTCTTATCGACTTCTACGTTAATGGTTAGAATGGCCGCCGGGAAAAACGCGATGGGATTGTTGGCGAAGTTGGCAACCGAGTATTGCCATCCGGTAATCGTCGAGTTCGCGTAGGTTCCATTGATTCTCGGGTTTTTATCCAGCCGGTCGATTACCAGATCGAGCAGTTCGTCCAGCGCCTCGTCGGCCAGTTCGACGCTATCAAAATTCTTGACGATGACGCCGATGTTCAGCGGGTAGATGGTGGCCGTTCGCCGCCCGATCGTCACGTTGCGAACTTGCGTCGTCAGATCGCGGATAAACACGAGCGCCGGGAATTGATCCGGCTCGATCGCGTCCGACTTCGCCCAGTATTTGACGGACGCGGCGAGCGCGGTATCCGCCTGAAGCAGCGTGTAAACGTCGTCGATGACTTTCGTCAGGAGTTTGCGAGCCATCAGGCGGCCTGCCCTGAATAGAACGACGAAAGAATTTCAAGGATGTCTTTCTTTTCGTCGGCCGACAGCCAGAGGACCGGCCGCGCTGGAATTCGGATCGCATTGGTTTTCAGCCGGAGCCCGAAGTTGTGCTTGAACCAGCCGATCATTTTCGGCGTGACCGCGATGTCAACGCCTTCATGATGAATGGCCGCCAGGTTGTGCTTGCCGTCCGGCGTCTTCAGCGCCGAACCGACGGCCGCCCGGTTCTTGCCGGAAGTCGCGCCACGGCCGAACGATACGCCGAACGTGCCGCGGTTTTTCAACAGCCCGCCGGTGTGAATCTTGATACCCTTCGATCGCTCGGCCATGATTTTCGTAAACGATGACCGCGGCTCCCAGCGTCCGTCCGGGCCTTCCTCGCGCTTGAGGTGGTCGGACACCGCTTCGATCAGCCGCGCCTTAATCATTGCGAACGCCGGTTTGTTGTTTCGCAGTTTCTCGGCCAGCGCCTCGATCCGGCCGAGTTTGAGCGTTACCTTCGGCACAGCGCCCGAGCCCCCTCGACGGCCGACTCGAAGGCGGGGACGGCCGCCAGGTGCGCTGAGCTCATCGCGTGCGTGCAGACCGTCCGGGTATCCCACTCGATCGGCGTGCCCTCGGGAAGGCCGAGGCAGAAGCCGGCGTCCTCGCCCCACTCGTGGAAGCGGTATTCGGACTGGCCGAGGATCGACCGGTGGCAAACAAAACACGCGCCGGTCACGGCGACCGGGTAGATCCGGCCAAGTTCGTAGTTGAGTTGGTGGCCGATCAGTTTCCTGCCGCCCGGCAGTTCGTAGATGACGCCCGCGTTGCAGCGGCGGTGAAACATCTCGTAGCCCTTTTCGGGATTCTGCATTAAATCGTTGACGACCAACCCGGCCCGAAGGCGCGAGGTCGGATAGTCGAGTAAGTTCGTCAAACAATCGGCCGGAATCAGAATGTCCGAGTCGCAGGAAAACAGCCAGTCGGCGGCCGTCCGGGTGGTGAACAATTCGACGAGGACGTTTCGAAGATGCGCGAGGTTCCGGAATAGCCCGGGGCGGTCTTCGATCTTCGCGCCGTCGCGCCGGCCGAGCGGATCGTGTTCGTTCAGCCGGGACGATCCGGAGCCGATCGCGCGTTCGCCAAGGTCATGACGGGCGATCACGATCGATCGGTATTCGTGGCGGTGTTCGGACGCAAATAGTTCAAGGATTGATCCCGAGTCGTCGGTCGAATCGTTGACGAGGAAGATCAGATCCATCGAACGCTTTGGGTAGTCGAGCATCGAAACGCGGGAAAGGAACGCGGGGAGAATCCACGCGCAATTCCGGATGAGCGTCCCCAGGCAGACGGACGGCCGATCAGATGACAACATGGTCACCCATTCTCGCCAGGTCGGAAAGTTTGCGCGGGTCGATGCGCCACTCTTCCGGCGACTCTTCGCCGAACGTCGGCTTGTATCCGCCGGTCGTCGAGGTGACGAGCCCGAGCGTCGAATTCGAACTGCCGATTACGACGTTGAAACCGCCGTCGGCGTTGACCGTCACGCCGGATTTAAGATCGCAATTCAGGATCGGCTGCGCGTTCGCGCGAGCGATCATCGACTTCAGGGTCGATACCCAGCGGTCATATTGAACCTGCGCGGTTGTTTTGCTCTGGCTGGAAATCTCATTCTTGATCGACATCGCCCACTCGATGCAGAACGCGACGGCGATGTATTTCGACATGAGCGCGACGAGCGGAGGAGTCGCGACCGCCACGCCGCCGGACGTGAACGGGATGGCGTAGGCGCGGCCGAGGTAACCGTCGATCAGTGCATCCGCTTCGACGATCTTTTCCGTGACTTTCGCATCCGACAGCGTGAGTTGAACCGGGGAAGCCCCGGTCTCACGGATCGAACCTTTCACGTCAGCGATCGTCGAATACGCCATTTGCTCACCTTGGAAAGTTGGAACGAAGTAGGCCGGCAGTCGGGCGGTAAAACCCGGCCGCCGGCCCGTGAAGGATCAGCCCTAGTAGGCCGTCAGGAAGACGGACGCGCCGGGGATGACGAGCGCCGCGAGGGAGTTTTCGCCGCCGATGATCTTCGCGCCGAGCGGGTCCTTGATCTCTTCGATCGCGGTCCACGCGCCGGCCTTGTAGTTCGACGGCCCGGTCTTGTTGTATTCGCTGGCCGCCGATTCGACCGACACGGCCGACGGATGGCAGAAGAAGACTTCGCCGTCGTTGACCATGTAGGCGTTCGCGCCGGCCTCGGACTCGTAGGGGCCGGTGTAGATCTCGAGCGCGCACTGGTAGGCGGTCATCAGATACTCTTTGAACGCGGCGAACAGGGACCCGCCCTTGAGGGTCGGGGCGAGGACGGTCTGGAGCGAAGCGCACTTGAGCGCCTTGGCGAGCGTGAACCGGTTCATGACGATCGCGGTCGGGGTGACCCCGCCGTCGCGCTCGATGATCCCGATGTAGGTCTCGATGTCGCCCAGCGGATCGGCCGTGGTCGGCGCGTCCCACTTGGCGGTCGTCAGGTTGACCGGCAGGTGCGAAGCGTCCTGACCGAAGTTGACGTTGAACTGGAGGCCGGTCTCGGTGTTCGAGTAGGTGATCGAGCCGCGCTGCGCCTGCCAGATCATCCATTCCTTCGTGGTCTGCACGGCCTTTCCGATCGTGTCGGCCGCGTCGGCCATGAGTTTGTCGCCGTAGGGGCCGAGGCCGCCGGGGGTGCGCATGCGCGCGGCGTCCGCCTCGAACACGCGGTGATGGCCCTTGATGCACGCCGGCTCGAGCAGGAGTTTCTTGACCTTGCCGACGCGGATCGGCGAGGACGGGGCCTTCGGGCTCGACATGGGCGCGCGCGGGATGCGGCCGTAGCGCACGTCGAACTCGAGCGTGAACATGTTGTCACGCGGCTTGATCGAATCCTTGAAGATCGATTCGAGGCCGCGGAAGCCGACGGGGATCCGGCGGTCGATCAGGCCGGCGATGGCCTTCGGATCGAGGACGGACAGGAGGGAGTTGCTCATTGTATTCGCCTGCCTTTCTTTTAGACGAAGACGATCGTCTTGAGGTCGACCTTGGCCGCCGCGTCGAGCCCGACGCAGGAAGCCTCGATCGCGACGCCGATGACGCCGATCGTGGACGTGACGTCCTGGTTGGTGGACGAGAGCCGGAGTTCGTCGACGTGCTCGTTGAGCAGCCCGACGGCCGTGCCCGTCCCGTCGACCGCGCCGTCCACGTAGGGAAGATACTTCCCGGTGGCGGTGACCTTGCCCATGACCGTCCCCTTTTGCAGCGGGAAGTCGGCGGTCGAGGCGATGACGACGCCGATCGAAGCCGGCATCGCAGCGTTCTCGATCTGCCAGAGGGTCTTGTCCTCGAACGCGACCTGTTCGTTGTAGAGCGGAATGTTCATTTCTACACCTCTTTCTTACGGCCTTGCGGCCGGCTTTTTATTTCGAAAAGCGGGAATCGGTCTTGACGATCGCTTCGACCTTCGACTCGTCGCCGGCCTCGCCGACGGCGGTTTCCGAGAAGTTGACGACCGTGTTGGACGGGACTGCGTTGAAGACGGCGACCAGATCGTCGAACAGCGTCGACTCGGCGGTCTTGCCGTCCTTCGCGAACTCGATCTTGACCGGCGCGGAGAGCGCCTGGAAGAGCACGCGGCGGAGCGGTTCGTCCTGCGCCGGGCAGGTGCGTCCGAACTTCTTCCACTCGTCCATCTGCTTGGCGACCGTCGCCTCGTTCCGCTCGCGCGTGAGCGTGACGTTCGCGACCCGCAGCCGCTCGGCCTCGGCCTTCGAGGCGTTCAGCTGCTCGGCCAGTTCGCCCTTGGTCGAATCGATCGCCGTTTTCGCGGCGGCCAGTTCGATCTTGAGTTTCGCGGCGTCCGCCTTTGCGAACTTCGCGGCCTTGTAGTCGTCGGCGCGCTTCGCGAACTCGGCCTTCATCTCGGCGTCGGCCGGCGACAGTTCGCCGTCCTCGATCAGCCCGGCCCAGAGCAGATCGTTGTAGAGCCAGACGATCCGGTCGGTGACGTCTTTGATGTCCGGGTTGATGTCGAACTCGGCCATCAGCGACTTCAGGTCGTCGATGAGTTTGGCGCGGCGGGTTTTGAACTCCTCCGGCTTGGCCAGCGCGACGGCTGGTTTCTGGATCGCCCAGAGTTCGTCGGCCAGGTCGCGGATGCGCTGCTTCGCATCGTCCATCGACATCTTGACCGGCTTCGGGTCGGCCGCGAGTTTGGTTTTCTTCGCCTCGATTTCCTCGTCGGTCTCGGTCTTCGGCTTGTCGGCCGCCAGTTCATCGGCGGTCGCCAGCCCGGCGTCGATCAGCAGGACGGTCAGCGCGTCGAAGTCGGGCTTCACCGATTCGATCTCGGGATTGACCGTGAATTCGGCGGCGAGCATCTTGCATTTACCGATCAGGTCGGCGCGGGCGGACTCATATCCCGCGTCGTCTTTCGGCATCTTCGCCAGCGCGTCGGCCATGCCGGTCAGTTCGCCGATGGCGGTTTTCGCTTCATCGATCGTCAGAGCCATTTTGTGATTCACCCTTTCATGGTTGTCATTTTTTGAAAATTGGAACGTGTGAACGTGCTCGGAGATTCGCTGCTCGGCGCGGACCGGCGGGTTGACCAGGCAGTCGACCCACTTCGAAAGTTTGACGGCCGTGAAGTCGTCCGCGTTTTCTTCCGTGATGTAGAGCGTGTGCAGATCGTTCAGGTCCGGAACGGCCGGCAGTTCCTCGCCGAGAAACGCGACGCCGACGAGCACGCAACCGAGCGTGTTTCCGTCCGCGTCTTTGTATTCCGGGTCGCAGTAGATCGCGATCTCCGATGACTTGGTTTTGAACGCCTGCTTTTCGATCCCGACCGCGACCTGGTAGGGGACGCCATCAAAATCGGCGACCAGCGTTTCGTCTTCGACGACGAGGTTTGAAACCCAGCCGACGGCCGGATAGCCGCTGCGAATCCCATAGTTGTCTTTTTCGTTGTGCCCGAGTTTCGCGGACGCGACTTTCGGGATCGACGGGATTTTCATGAACGGCATCTGCTTGAAATTCCGCGCCATGTCTTCCAGGTCGGCGAGCGTGAACACGTTCCCCTTGTGCGTCCCCACGTTGAAGATCGCCTGTCGAAGCACTTTCGACAAACCGCTTTTTTTATCGTGGACGACGGACGGGGCGGAAAATTCCATAGCGAAACTCCCCCGAGAAACCTCGGGCTTTTGTGCGATATGTTCCGGAACTGGAAATTAGGAAATTGAACTCAGAGCGAGTTCGTATAACCGCATTATATCATACGGCTGGTAACGTGTCAAATTATGCAAGTTACTTTTTGGCCAGACAGGAAATATAAGCGTCGGCGATCGACGGCCAGCCGTCCGGCGTTTTGCCGGGGACGATCGCTTTCGGATACTCGCCGCCGTTGAATTTCGCATCGAATCCTTCGGTAAGGAACCGCTCGGAATCGTGGGTTGAAACCACTGCCGGCTTGAGTTTGTTCGGCATCATCGCCCAGTAATCGCGCTTGATCGTCGGCGTGTATCGCTCGTCGATGAAGACAACGGACGGGACGTTGGCGGCCATCGCTTCGGCAGCCGATAGGTATCCGGTCGGAATGACAAGATCGGCGGTTGAAACCAGCGGCCAGATGTCGGCGACGAATCCGCGGCATTCGACCTTGACGTTGGAAAATCGGCGCGTCAGTTCGAGCGCCTGAAGTTCGATCCTCGCGCGTTGGTCGCCGTCGCCGGCGAGCGCCAGCCGGACGGTCGCGCATCCGCGCTGTTCGAAGAAACGCGCATTCGTGCTGACGAACTGCGAAAAGGCGTAGACGGCAAGCGCCGGCTCGGTGTCGCGCGCAACCCGGCCGAGAAACAGGACGTTGAATTCGTCGCCGACCGGCCGCCGTTCGAACCCTTCCGGCAGGTTCGCCCCACCGTAAATGACGTGATCGCATTTCGTGCCGTAGTGCTTTTCGACGTAGTGGCCGACGCACATCGAATAATCGCATTGGGCATGAATGTGTTGACGGGCGGCCACCGTCTTCGGGTTCGGCGGGCAGACGCCCTCCCAGCCGTGAAAGATGATCGTCCGGGTGACGGACGGGAAGTTACGGAACGCTGACCAGTCGTGAAAGAACACGTTGGAACGCGAAAGTTCGACAGCCCGGCCGACGGCCGACGCCGGATACATCCACTTGACGGAATGACCGCGGCGTTTCAGTTCGTCCGACACGGCCGAGATATGTTTCTGAACCCCGCCAATCGGGATCGTGTCGCCCGGCAAGTTGAAGTGATCGGACACCATGACGATTTCATTCACGGCCGAACACCTCGGCGACGAGCGTCCGGCAGCGGGTTTCCCAGGAGATGAAAAATGGATCATCGAACCGCTTCAAATCTTCAACCCGATATTCGCCGATGACGTTTACCAGTTCGTCGAGCGTCGTATATCGGCGGTAGTTGGTCAGCCCGAGCCCGTGAAAGTTCGGTATCCACGTCGGAATCAGCGATACCCGGTTGGCCGCCGCGTATTCGTATTGCTTGATCGGGTCGGAATACTCGGCGATCGGCCCGCGCTTGAACGGGATAATGAGGTGCGTGCAGAGTTTCGCGAACCACTTGAGTTGATCGTATCGCAGATACCCCATGTCCGCGCACGTCGGCGGGCACTTACCAGGCTCACAGGCGACGAGCACGGCGTAGCGTTTCCCCAGTTCGTTCAACAGGTCGGCGTCGACCCATGGCCCCATCGAACCCCAGAAGCCGATGACCGGCGCGGATTGAACGGTCAGCGGGTTCAGCGCGGTGTTCGCTGGCCAGCAGCCGTTGGGGATCGTCCAGCCGTCGAGTCGGTGTTCGACGCCCATTCGGTTGAGCGTCGATGTGAAGATGTCGGCCGTCAGCGCGCGTCCGAGTTCCGACTGTTCCCGTTCGCCCATTCCCTTCGGGTAGAACAGTGACGGGTGATCGCACAGGTCGAACCAGGACGTGTCGGCCGTCAGCAGTTCGTCGGCCAGCCGCGGCCAGGTGGTAAAGAACACGCCGCGCGCCAGGTCGGCCTTGAACTGTTCGAACCAGAGCGGAGAGACGACGAACAGATTCCGCGCCTGTGGGCGGATGACGTTCATTTCCCCGTCGGAGACAAAGAATATATCCCAGGTCGGAAGCAGTTGCGACAGTCCGACAGCGAGCGCCTGCGTCCGCTGATAGAATTTATTCCACGTCGCGCCGCGCAGGAACGTCAGCGTCCGGCGTCCGAACCGCCCGGGGACTGGGTATCCGCCGGCCGTTTTCAATCCCGGTTCGTTCGGGTAAATGTCGTTCAACTTCTTCAAAGTTTGGCCCCCATCTTTTCGAGGATGCGCAGGATCGACGCGCGGTAAAACGACAGTTCGGCCGGCCGCCGTTCGCGTAGGCCGCAAATGAACGGGACGACATGCGGAGCGCGCGGGACGGCCGTCAACCCAGCGGCTACGACTTCCGGCGAACGATCATCGAGCAGGACGACCGTTCGACGGCCGAGCGCGGCGGCCAGGTGCGCGGCCGACGTGTCGACCGTGACGACCGAAGACGCGGCCGAGACGGCGGAAGCCATGCCGGCGAACGGCAGTGGGTTGGCCCAGACGTGATCGGACGCCCCGCGCTCCGCGATCTCGCGCGATAGATTCGGTAGCCAGTGGTATGGCTCGCCGAACACGCAAGCGCCGGACGTCGCGCCGGCCATTTCGCAGACGAATTCGGCGGACATCGAGCGGCCGGTCGCCGGGTCGGCCGTCACCGCTTCGAATCCGCCATCGCGGGAAAACGGGAACAGCGCCAGCCGAACCGGTTCGCTCGGTTTCTTGACCGTCAGTTTCATCGACGTGAATTCATCGAACCGCGACGAGGACGACGCGAACGCCTGCACCGGCATGTTACCGGCCGCGAACCGCGACACCCAAAAGCGATACTTCGAACGGCCGCGGGCGGTCGCCAGTTCGGGCGTCGTCCGGAATGGCGAAAAAACATTCGACGCCGGAAACGTGTTGACCACGCCGGCGAACCCTTTATCCGTCAGGTTGATGAGGTAGTCGCCGGCCCCGGGCGAAATCGCCGTCTTCGGCTTGTCCGAAAAATCATGCAGCGGGTGGATGTTCGAACCGTCCACGCCTTCGACCATCCGGATCAGCGGAGAGACGAACGAGTTGACAACGTAGTGCGTGCGCCTGAGCGCCATTTCGTTCGAGAATCCATCGCCGCCGAGCAGCGTGAGCGCCGTCCGGTAAGCCCAGAGCGTTTCGATGAAGTCGCCGATGCCGGCTGACTGAACCAGCCAGATACGGAAATACCGGCCGGCGACGAAATCACGGAAGATCCGTTGACCGATGCCGTTCAAAGCGGGAGTTCCAATTTCCTCAGGATGAACCGCCATTCACGCATGTCTTTCGATGCCTTCCAGATGCCGTCGACATCCCGCAGGATCTCGAATCCGAAGATACGGAATACCTTCCGCCAGGCTTCGCGCGGAAGGATATTAACATGGTTCGGATGCTCAAGGATAATGCTATCGTAAATGTCGGGCACGACGACCGCCAGGATGCCGCCGGGCTTGAGGATGCGCCGGATTTCCAGCAGGTCGAGCGAGAGCGTAAGCGAATGTTCAAGGCAGTGGCGCGACGTGACGACGTTGAAATCTTCATGGAAATAATGAAGATCCGGCAGCGCCGTTTTCTTCACCATCTCGTTTTGCGGGTTGCAGTCGCAGGACAGCGCGACGACCCCGGGCAAACGCTCGGCGACCGCGCGCGCCAGGTAGCCGTCACACGCGCCGATGTCGAGCAGCCGGCCGCCAGCCGGAAGGTGTTCGGCGAACAGATCGATGAATTCTTGAATCGCCTCGGCCTTGTCCGGGAACGCCGGATAGATCGTATGCGTTTGCGTTTGGCCGGCCGACACGCGGGCGACGATCCGCTTCAATTCGAACAGGTGGCGGTCGATGTTTTCGATCGGCATTATTTGAACCCCTGAACCAGCGGCGAGTCGATTAGCGATTCGACATCTTGCAACCGCCCGGAGATCATCGGCCGAACGGTATCGAGCGTTCGGTGGTCGACGCCCGCGACGACGACGAATTTCGGATTGAACGCGAGGACGAGCCGACGAACGCACGCCGCGGCGTCGCGCAATCCGAGTTCGGTTGATTCGCACCAGCGCCGGTCGGACGGCGGCAACGGGCCGAACGATCCGACGTGAACGTGATACTGACCGATCAGCGGCGGGATGAACCGCGGCGGCAGGTCGCGCCCGCGCAGGATCAACACCCGTTCTTTCTCGATCAGCCGGAGTTTGAACGCGGCGAGAAACGAGGAAACGCGGGTATCGCGGGCGAGCGGAGCGTCCGCGCGCGGATCGTCCGGCGAACCGATCGCGACCGTCCGGCCGTTTTCCCATCCGAGATACGACGCGGCCTGGATAAACGACGGCAGCGGAGCGCGGGCAAGGCAGGTTGTCGCCGCGCCGTGCGCCATCGTCGCGTATCCGCGGTCGCGCTCGCGGTTGGCGATCCGATCCCACATCCCGTATTTCCAGAACTGGGTGAACAGTTCGCGGCGGGTCGGCTGCACATCGTGCTCTACCAGTCGCGCCTGGATCGGGATGATCGACAGGCCGCGCTTCAACACGCGGAAATCAAACTCGGTGTCTTCGCCGTTGTAGAGGTCGGGGTCGAACCCGCCGATGTGTTCGAAGTCCGCGCGGGAAATCAGCATCGACGAACCGGACGGCAGGAACCCGGCGAGCGACGATTGGCCGCAGGCGTAGACGATTTGACCGGCGGCGTCCCGTTGCGGATCGTCCGGATATCGGCGGTTGTAGATGACCGATCCGACGATCGACGCTGGCCGGTGAGCGATCGTCAGCGATTCGAGCCAGTTGGACGCGAGGCGGCATCCGCAATCGGTGAACGCGATCAGTTCGGACGAAGCCGCGCGCGCGCCCAGGTTGCGGGCGGTCGAAATGTTGGACCGCTCCTCGATGAACGTCACGCCGGCCGCTTGACAGAGTTCGGCCGTTCCGTCGTCGGATTGGTTGTCAACCACGATGATATCGGCCGGCCGGTGCGTCTGTTGCTTGAGGCTCAACAGCAGCGGTTTCAGCTGATCGCAGTCGCGCCAGGAAGGAATGACGACCGAAACGGCGGGCAGGAACGCGGAGACGGGCGACCGATCGACGGCCGGCCGGATCTCGAACGCCGCGCGGGCGGCTTCCCGCTCGGCCGCTATTTCGTTGATGGTCTTCAACAGCGTTTCCTTTCGCGCTTGCCACGTCAGGCTTTTCATGTCCGTCCGGCCGAAGATCGGCGGGTTGGATTTCTCGATCGCGGCAACCCACATTTCCGGCCGCTCAATGTCCACGCCTTCGATCATCGTCAATCCGTTTCCTCTGTATCGCTCGAGACTTTCGAACCGCGTCGAAACGACGGGAAGGCCGGATAGCAGATACTCGTAGGCTTTCACCGGATCGGTGCAGTCGATGACTTTCGACCGCTTGAACGGTATAAGCGCAACCGACCAGCCGGCGACCGCGGCGGCCAGCCGTTCGTGCGGGACGATCCCGCGCAAGTGGACGTTCGGGATCTTCCCCAACGCGCGTTTGGCCGTCGACTCGGCGAGCACGCGCGATCCGTCGGGCGACAGAAACGAATGCTGGCCGATAATGTCGAACGTCCAGCGCGGGCGAAGTTTCGCGATCCCGGCGATGAGTTGATGGTTGAACCACGAACCCCACACGGACCCGAAATATCCAACGGCCCTGTTAGGTCCGTTTGCCGAATATTTGAGTTGCCCGCGGTTGAACCGTTCGGGGTCGCCCGCGTTCGGAACGGCCACGATCCGCCGCGCCCCGAGTTCGCGCGCGTGACGCTCGAGCGCCGGGCAGGTGACGGTCACGAAGTCGGCGCGCTTGCACAGGTCCGCTTCGACGTGTTGCGCATACCAGCCGTCATTCAGCCCGGTCCAATCGTCTACCAGGTCGTAAACGGCGATGAACCCACGCGCCCGGTATTTGCGCATCGCGACGTGCGTTCCCGGCCTCGGTTGGGCGACGATCAGCACACGGATTTCCGCTTCGGCTTCGAATTCGATTCTATCGGGGATCGGGAAGTTCGGATCGAGCAGGACGACCCGCCAGCCGTTCGCGGCAAACACGGCCGATAGTTGGTCCCACCTCTGGCCGCCACCGCCGAATCCGGCCGGGCACGTCGGGAAGACGACGAGTAACCGGCTCACCGGCCGATCATCCGTTGCGCCCGCTCCAAGTCCGCCGGCGTGTCGATCTCGATCACGTTAGATTCCGGAAGCATCGCGGCCTTGGCAATGAACCTGCCGTGTTTCGTCATGTCGTTTAGCAAGTCCTCGAAATATTTCATACGGTAGTTTTCAGTATACCACCCGCAATAATTTCGCGCCATATCGTTCGTGAAATAGTTGATGCCGATCGCTTCCGGCGCGTCCGGCTGTTCGATGTGCTTTCCGATTTCATCGACGAACCCGGCGCGCTCGGCGACCTTGACCGCCTCGGCGTCGGCTGCACACGGGATCGCAAACACGGTTGAAACGGTCGCCGCTTGGATCGAGCGGACGATCGCACGGATAGCATGATCGGTCGCGATCACGTCTCCGTTGATGATGAGCACGTTATCCGTGCAGTGGAACCGGGCGCGGAACGCGAGGACGAGCGACGCCGCGGTATTCGTCGTCGCCCATTCCTCGTTTTCAATGTAGGTCACGCGCGGCCGGGGTGCGAAAGCCTCGCGGTCGAACCCGGTGACGACGATCGCGCGGTTGTAGAACGGCGACAGCCGGGACAGCCAGCGGTCGAGGATCGTCTGCCCGCCGATTTCAACCAGGCACTTCGGCCGCGCCGGTCCGTCTCCGAACAGCCGCGACCCGCGACCGGCCGCCAGGATAATCAAGTCGAACGGTTTCATGATCCCGCCTCGATCAGTTTCATAATCGCAGCGGCCGCCCGCTGGCCCGCCCGCCCGTCGCGGAGGTGGCGCGGGATGATCGTTTCCAGCGCGGCATCGAACTCTGGCGGGTTGGAAGCGCCGGACAGCATTTCCGTAACGTCACGAAAAAGGTTCCGGCCGCCAGTTCCGACATCGACCGACCGCGTAAACGTCGATGTGAATTCGAAATCGTTGATGAGGTTCGGATTGTCCAGCCATTCGGTGAAGCCGAGTTTCAGGACCGGCCGGCCGGTCAGCGCGAATTCGATTGCGATCGAGGAGTAATCGGAAATCAGGAGGTCGACGCCATCGAAGATTTTAACCGGGTCGAAGTTTCGGTCGATCATCGCGCCGGCTTCCGCCCACTCGGCCGCGAGTTTTTCGTATCCACGTTTGTCCAGCGGGTGAACGCGGAACCGCAGTTCGTAGGCGTCGGAGTTGATGAGGTGTTCCGGCCGGATGCGGCGAAGCGATGACCGCCAGTCGCCGATGCCGGTCGGTGCGTAGAGGACGACCGGCCGGCTTCCGCGAACGTGTGCCGGTCGGTTGAACACGCCATCGAGTTTCGGCATCCCGACTTCCGCGATCTTCGCCGGGTCGATGCCGTTCGCAATCAGGATCGAGGTCGCGCGCGGGCCGGGTGATAGGATCAAGTCAAACGCCCGGTTGCGGCACACCTCGTAGGTGTATCCCTTTTCGGCCAGCCCGTGAAACGCATGGACAAGTTTGAACGGACGCGGGATCGCGATCGGCGTCGGAGACTCGGCGAAGATCGCAACCGACCCGGCCGGGATTTCATGATCGACCGATCCGATTTTCCGAGTGGTGATTTGATCGGGCGGCAGGTTGGCCGCAATCGTTCGGTAATGCGGCCAGATCGACGGCAGCGGAATGTTGTGCTCGGCGAAGATGAACCGTTTGCTCAACGCTCGATCTCCGCCGTGACGTCGAGGTCTCGGTTTCTGAACGTGATTCGCTTCCAATCCGGCTTGATCGACAGCGCGATTTCATCGGTGGTCGCGAACGGTCCGCGAACTTCCGCCCAGTTCGAGGCGTGATAGAACAGCCCGTGTCCGTCCGGGACGACGCACACCGTATGGAAATTGTCGATCGACATCAGGCGCGAGCCCGCGTGATCGTGCGAGGCCATGACGTCGAGGAAAAGATAACTCCAGTCGTCGCAATCACCGGACCGGTCGGTCCAGGTGACGGATGCGAGTTTCGGGTAGTCGATGACCGAATCCGGCCGGCGCTGGAGGTTGTCGTCCGCCCACTGCTTGACCGCCCGCAGTTCCGCGATCGGGTCCGGCTGGCGGATGGACGAGCGCCAGCCCAGATAGCCGATGATGTCCGGCTGCGAGGCGAACGCCGCGCCGGCAACCTGTTCGCCTTTCAGGAGAGAGCAGCCGGTGAGCGTTACGGACAAGATGACGAGCGCCAGGATGATGCGGTTCATTTCGTTCCTCTCTTTCGGTAATGCGCCACGCAACAGCCGGGGCGGCCGTCCGGGCAGGGGATCATTTCAAGTTCGTCAAGCCGGGTGTCGCCGGCCGCGCCTCCGATGCGAAGTAGTTCGGTCGGCGAGGAGTTGGCATCCGGCGGTCCGAGCGAGTAACAAGACGGAGGAGGTCGAGAGCCATTGGCCGTTGTTTTTCAGGAGGATCGACCCGGTCAGGGCGTTGTATTCGCCGAAACTGAAACCCGGTTGCGGGTTCGCCGGGTAGTTCGGTATCAGCGGATAGGTATTTCCAAGCCCGTCCGATACGCTCGGCTTCGGGTTCTCCAACTTCTGCAACCTGACTTCGATCGACGCGATGGATTCCTTTGCGAACACGGGATATAGATCCAACATGGCCTGAGTTGCATTTTCTAATTCAACAACGCGGGCCTTCAGCGCGTCGTTTTCGGTCTTGAGGTTGTGGAGGTCCTGAATCACGAGATCGAGCGCCGAGCGGGAGTCGGAGAGCGTCACCGGCCGGGGGAAGATTTGCGCGTTGTAGCCGTTGCCGGCGGCCGTCAACAGACCGTAGATGATGAACGGGACGAGAGTGAGGAAAATGACTGGCTTCATTCCCCGTCCCCCGTCCCTTGCTTGCAGTAGTTCAGCCGCATCAATTCGCGCTCGTTCGCGAGGTTCCGGAACAGCAGGTAGACGACGGTCAGGAACACAAGGGCGAGCAGCCAGCCCATGAACGTGACGGTGCGCTTGAGATCCTGCACGGCGGCGATGGTCGGGGAGACCAGCCGGTCGTAGTTCACCGATTCGCACGTTCCATCGGGGTTCGTCGATACCTCCCCGGCGTAGAGCGGAAGCACCTCCTCCGCGATCATACCGACCTTGGTTCCGGCCTTCGGGTCCTTGATGAGCGTGTAGGAGACAGGCCGGATCGCCATGAACTTGTCCCAGTCGGCGTCGAGCGGCTTGATGTTTTCCTTGTAGCGACGGGCCGATGCTTGGGTTGCGAGCGTGTAGGTAGCGTTGTCCCAGTAGACGGCGGTGTCGCCCGTGCCCGAGTCGAGCGTCTTCACCTTAGTTACGCCGTCAACGTAGAGTTTGGCGGTCGTAGAGGCGAGGTCGGTAGCGCCCAAGGTCATGTTGCCGGATGCGTTGATGCGGGCGACTGTGGTCGTATAGTTCTGTATTCTAAAAATATCAGATGCCGTCAGAGGTCCTGTATACGCCGGGTTGAAGGCGATGAAAGCATAGGTGGAATTTGAAGCCAAATCCTGGCTTGGGCAAGCTCTAAATTCGAAACCCTCCGCTCCTGTCCCCGCCCCAACCGATCTGGAATAAACTCCCGGAGCGTAACCTGTATCAGACATATCTGTGACACGGGTGTAACCGCCATTGTCGGCCTCGTGCCTGTATCCGCTATTGGCGACGGCACTGGCAGCGGTATATTTGACAACATCGCCGGTTACGGCGACTTCTCCGCTGAACTTTGCGTTTCCCGTATTAAGCAGCGTAGAGTCGTTCGTAACCGCGCCCTTTGCGTTGAACGTCCCGCCTACGACCGTATCACCAGTCCCATCCGCCACCGTGAACTTGTCAGTGTCAACCGCTATCCCGCCGTTGAGGTTCGCCGCAGAAGCGCCAAGAAGTGTTTCGATAGTCGCCTTGCTCGGCAAATACTGAAGATACGAAAGTCCCATCAGATTTACGGCGTTCGCGGCTGTCGCAGAAGCGCCAAGGAAAGCCGAAGCCTCGTTGCCATCCAACAGGTCCGCGTTTAGATTCGAGTTCACCGTGGTAGACGTAACAGAGAGCGGCGAGGTCCCGGTTGCGAGCCCGGACACAAACCGCCGGGCGGTCAGGTCGCCGGATGCGTCCCGCTTGGCGATCGTGCTGGCCGTCGCCGTCGTCGCGTCCGCCACGCCGTTCAGGAGCGAGGCGTCCGCCGCCTTACCGCTCGTCGTCAGGTAGCCGCTCAGGTCGAGGACCGGCCACGCTTCCACCTCGGACGTGAACCAACTGAGGATGCCGTAGTTCTGGAGGATTTGCGTAACGGGCGTCGAATAGGAAACCTTGCCGGTCGCCGGGTCCACCTGCACGGGCGAGCCCGCAACCGCCGTCAGGTTGTCGACGTAGACGGCGGCCGATCTCAGAAGAATTCCGACGTTTGTCGCAGCCGCTCGCGCCGACTTGTCGGTCCCAGACACTGAAACAACCACAAGATCCGATTCGGAATTCATAGCCGCCGATCGCCAGTTATATTCGTCGAGCCCGGCGACCGAAAGCGCAGTCCACGATGCGCCATTGTCGTTCGATTTATAAGCCGTCCCGTCGTTGTTAAACGCCGCGACGTTCCCGAGACGATCAGAAGAGAGCGCCTCGTAGACGAGCCCGTCGGCCAGCGCGGAAGCCGCCCAGGTCGCGCCGCCGTCAGTCGAATAGATGAGGTTTTTGCTATCCGACGAACTGGAACCGCAAGCCGCGTATTTCGTTCCGCCGCAATAGACGACTTCATTACCGGACCACGACGCATCGGGCGGCGTGATGTCGGCCCAAGTAAGCCCGCCGTCTGTCGATCGGACGATCGACGAATCGGCCCCGTTCGCCCCGACGCCGATGAAGACCGCGCCTCCGTCGGAAGCGAATGAAGTTTTCGGCGATCCTAACGCGCCGACGACTTCAACCCACGTCGCGCCGTTGTCGGTCGAGCGGGCGAGTTTGTTGTTATTCGCCGTCGAAATCCAGATGCCGGTGCGGTTGGTTGCCACTGTATCCCAAAACCAGTTTGAAGGCAGCGTGATGTCGGCCCAAGTAAGCCCGCCGTCGGACGTCCTAATTCCTTTGTTGGTCGTAAACGGATCGGACGCGCCTTGTCCGACCGCAACGGCGATCCCGGTTCCGTCGGACGCAATCGAATAGGCTACTAGATCGGTGGTCCCGAGAATGGATTCGGCGGCCCAATTTGAACCGCCGTCGATCGTCTTGTAAATGCGATCGGAGCCGCCGCTCATCGCCGCATAAAACGTATCGGCGGTCGCCCAACTGCACGATACCGCGCCGTAAGTCAAGCCGTTACCATTTGCGAGCGTTCCAATTGCTTTCTTGGAATAGATACCGTTTTCCGTCGTGTCGATCGACAGCGGGCCGTCCGTGATCGGGTCGATGACCGGCAGATAAAGTGCCAGGCTGGAGGCCACCTTCAGCGACGACCACACTTTATCGGTTGCGGTCGTCAGGTCGTCGATGACCGCGCCAGCAGCCGACGCCGCGATTTCGACGCCGGTCGCCGTCGGCGTGACCGTCACATTCGCGCCAGCCGTGACGCCGCCGGTGAACGCCGCGGCCGGAACGGCCGTCGCCGGAATCTGCCCGGGACCGCGAACGCGCGACGGACGGACGATCGAGTTACTGACCTGAGCGGATGCCGAAACGGCGGTGATGAGGATCAGGAACAGCGCGAGAATGAAGTTGATTTTACGCATGGTTGCCACCTCTTAAAGCCCGACTTCGTAGACGCTGGTAATCTGGAAAGACGCCGGGTCGTCCACGTTCGCGCCGTAGACGGAAAAGATTTGCTCGCCGTCGGCCGACGTGATGACCTGCCCGGGTTCGACGATGACGCCGGTCGACGCGCCGGCCGGAGCGCCGCCCTTGACGAGCCGCACCTGGTAGGTGTCCGACAGGTCGTAGAAGTTCGTCGACACCGGCCGGTGGGCGAGCGCGACGGTGACGGCCGCGCCATCGACGGTCGTCGGCGCTACGACTTCGTAGCCGTAGACCTTGACCTCAGACGTTGCGACCGTGTTGAACGCGGTCCCGTCCGCGTTGACCGTGCGCGCCAGTTTGTTGAGCGCCTGTTTCTCGGACAGCATCTCCTGCCCGGCGGCCGGCAGGGCGAACAGCGCGAGCACGAGGATGGTTAAAAGGATTTTGAAGTTCATGATAGACCTCCTATTGATTTTGCTTTTCTTCGGTTTCGACCTGTTTTGAAACGAGCGTGGCCTTGGCGAACAGTTCGCTGAGGAATATATCGTAGAGCCGGGCGAGAATTCCCTTGCTCGGTTTGTCCGCTTTCGAGTTGCGCAAATTGGAAACGAGTTGCGTTTGAACGTCAACCGCCTTGTCGCCGGGCTTCGCGCGATCGAGAAACGCGAGCGGTGCCGACACGTCGGATGCGATCGGAGCGCCGATACCTTTGATCGAATTCAGCGTCCCGAAATACTTCTGGCGGATCGTCTCCGCGCGAATCTCAGAAATGTCCGACCGCCTCAACTCCGGCCGCTTCACCGGCGGATCGATCGACTTTGCTTTACCAAGGAATCCGTCGCCGGCTTCGTCGCGGGCAATCGCGCGGTCGCGATCGTTCATCAGCCGCGCGTCGTCTGTTCCGGACGGCCCTTTGAAGTTCGGCGACAGGAGCGACCGGCAGCGGTAATGCAGCGGCGGGTTGAACTCGTCGCCGTCGGCCGGCGTCAATATCCGGCCGTCCAGGTTGTTACAAACTTCGGTCGTCCGTTCGTCAACGATCGCAACGAACGTGAACCACTTGACGCCCGCTTCCTTGAACGAGTCCATGCGTCCGCGGTTGAATACCGTGTGCATGCCGGTAATGACCTCGGCCTCGTGCCCGCCTTTTTGCGTCTCTTTCCCGAGCGCCGATTTCAGGTTGCTTGTGAACTCTTCGACGCCCCAGCCTTCGGCGATCCCTTTCAGGAACGTCGAACGATGGGCGGCTACCAGCGACTCCCCAACCGTCTCCGCGTTCGACTCGGATACGCGGCCGATCCAGTCGGTCGCGTCGGTCGGAACGAAATCGCCGTCGGCGAATTTCAGAAGGTTGAGGAGCAGCCGGGAATCAGGCGTCATGCTTCCGCCGTTCGACGACCGTCACGTCGGGGACGTCTCCGTCCGGCTCGACTTCGACGCCATCGACGACCTCGACAACGCGCAAGGATTCCGGCCGGACGCCGAGCCGTTCCTCGTCGTGGATCTTTCGCCGCGCGTCCGACAGTTCTTTGACGTGGTTCGCGTTGTCGACGTTGACCTGCGCGTCGAAGATTGGATTGTTGCGGTTCATGTCGATACGCTGCATCGGGACCTCCTGAACCGGCGGCTCGTAGACGGGCGCAACCGTCACTTGGTTGGTGAACGTCTCGCGGATCTCCTGCGGCTTCGCCTCGCCGATCTTGTTATCGCACGTCGGGCACCTGCCGGACGTGAGGAGCGCCGAGAATTCCCCGCCGCAGCCGACGCACCGGTAGGAATTGCCGAACGACTCGCGGACGATCCGATGACCTTCCGCGCATTCGTCGAACGTGAAGGAACAGGACGGGCCGCAGGACAGCGGCCGAACGAAGTCGGCGGGCGGGAAAGGGGTTCGAAACGCATCGATCAAATCCGTGCAGTCGGGGATCGGCCCGGCGTCTTTTGAGTTTATCGCGTTGTCGAAAACTATGTCGGAAATCGTCTCGGCGATGCCCGGCTCGGTCGATTCGACGAGCGCGGCTACGGCCAGCGGGTGCGTTTCGTCCGCCGGTTCGACGGCTACGATCGGCTCATCTTCCCCGTCGATCTCGAACAGACCGGCCGGCTTGACCTCTTCCGGCTTGACGGTGGTTTCTTTTTTCGGTCGTCCCATTACTGTTCAGCCTCCTGCAAATCGAGGGCGGCCGAGGCCGTCCCGTTCGTGTATCCGTCGGTGTAGAGTTTGGCGATTCGATCCCGCAGGGACGCAAACCCCATCGACTCCATGAATTGCGATTGAATCTCGATGTCGCCGGCTTCCCAGGACGCGACAGCCAGTTTCAAAACGTCGGCGCTCATCTTGTCCATCTCTTCATAGACGAGCGTTTTAATTCCATTCAGGTTCGCGTCGACCTCGCCGATGTTGCGTTTGATCGTCGGATCGTCCGCGTGATCGTGCGTGCCCGCCGCGGGATCGGGCTCCGGATCGGTCGGCGGCTCGTCCTCGAATCGGGTGGTCGTCACCGCGCTGACAAGCCCGGCCGGCTGGCTTCCGCCGGTTTTCAAGTAGGGTTTGACGCTCGTCAGGTAGTCGCGGAACTGCGTTTCTTCGATCTCTTCCAGCCCGATTGACGAGCGGAATTTGTTGATGTCCTCGCGTAACGTCGGGTTGAACCCGCCGACGGAGATAGCGGACGAGTAAAGATCGGCCACGCCCTTCGCGTCGGATAGCCGCTTGCGTGTCATCGCGATCGTCGAGTATTTTCCGATCTTCGGAAAGTTGATGTCCTCGAGCGTAGGAATCAACTGGTAGTTGATGCACTCGAGCAGGTCCGACCGCTCGGCGTCGGACAGCAGGAACATCAAATCGAACTGCGACAGGCCGAGGTTGCGCGTGCCCGTCGAAATGTCGGTGAAGCCGAAAAGATCGGGTACGCCCATCCCGCGAGCGATGAACTTGTTCATCAGGCCTATTGCTTCCGGGTAGGAACTCGGGGTAGGGACGTGCATGTATTTGAACGTCACGTCCGTCGGGTGGGTGAACGATGACCCGAACTGGAGTTTACGGATCGCGTTGTGGATCTCGCGCTTCAGCGGCTCGCCGTATCCGGCCGGATACGAAACGTCGGTCGTCGGCGAACCGTGCCGCTCGACGTGCGCCGGGTAGAGCCGGAGCATGATCGTCTTGATGAACCAGACGTTGTAAAGCCGCGCGAGGATCGACTTCCCATACGGGTTTTCGTTCTGTTGGTTGACCGCGTAGTGGATAAACTTGTCAGCCGGCAGGTCGGTGCGGGCCGAGTTGATGACCTGCATGATTTTGCCCAGGTTTCCGAACTCGTCGGTTTTGAATTCGATCGACGATTGCGGCTTCGTCCGGATCGACTTGAGCCCGACCATCCCTAGGTATTCGCCTTCCTGGATGTAGGCGAAATTCTTTTCCGCCAGCGAAAACCCGTAGAAGTGCGCGTCAAGAATATCGTTCAAAACTTTGTTAAACGATCGGCTCATCGTCTCGGTCAGGCAGTGGTTGACGAACTCCGCCCGGCGGGCGGCCTCGAGCGACGAATCGAACGGCTTGATGCGCCAGTCGAAGGAAAGGATAATCAGTTTCTTCAACTGCGACAGCGGGCCGATCAGGTCATCGTTCAGCATCCGGTCGAATACCTTGTGGCCCTGCCGCTTGACCAACTCGTCCGGGTTCGTGTAATCGCCGCCGATCATGAACCCGTCGGGAATGATCGACTTCGCGACCTCGCCGATCGTGAACGCGACACCCTGGCTGGCGTCTTGAATCGTGCTCGTCGTGACCGCCGGCCCCGCGATCGGGACCCCCGGAGAATTATCGAAGTGCTGCTCCTTCGCGCGTTTTGCCATGTCATGTCCTCCAAATTGTTCCGGGGATTGATTTATAAGTCGGCGGTCGGTGGTCCGATGATCCGATTATAACATATACTTAAATGAATTCGCTTGCATAATCCGTCCGTTGACCGGTTTCCGCCGAACCTGGAACCGACCGATCCGAAACGATTGTAATCGTCCCGGCGGATTTGTTGACCTGGATCGGGAATTCGGAATGGACGGCGTATCCGAGCGCGGTCGTTACGTGTTGCTCGTATCGCTCTTCCTCATCGTTCGCCGATCCCTTTTTGTATCCGACGATTTCAAGCCCGCGAATCAGCGTCTTCACTCGCGGATGAATGAACAGCCGAACGTCCATATCCGCGTTGAGCATCAGCGAATTCATGGCGTTGTGGCGGTCGCGCTTCAACGGGTTTGCGCGCGGAACGCGCTGTTCGGTGAACCCGGCGTTCGAGAGAATCGTGTAATCGGTTCCGCCCGATCGTGAATCCTTCGAGTGCCCGGCCGCGTCGCCGTGGATGATGAACCGGCGGCGGTCCGGCTGGCCAAACTTCTCGATCGCCAGCGGGATAATTTTGTTCGTGTCCGACTCGTCTTGAATGATCTCGTCGATGACGTGGACTTCGTTGCGCGTCTTTCCGTCCGGGCCGCGGCCCCGCTTGATCTGGAAGAAACACGACGACATCGGCTTACCCGCGCCGACGTTGAAATCATGCGCCCAGTAGAGCGGCAGCGCGTCATCAAGGAACACGTCCTCGGATACGTTGCCCTTGCGCCGATCGTTTCCGGCCCGGCTGAAGGATGTGTAAATAACGGACTTCAAGACGTTCGTCCAGATGCACTCGACGCGCGACCGGAACAGCGTCGGCGACAACAGCGATCGTTGGGACTGGATGTATTCTTGCAGATTCGGCAGGTAGATGTTCGTCGAAGTCGGAGCGTAGAACACGTCCATGATCGCCGGGTCGTAGCCTTTGACAAACACGTCGTAAAGCCATGATCCGTCCGGGTCCTCGTCGAGCGTCGTTGTAATAAAGATTTGCGACAGCGGAACGCGCTTCGATCGGGCGCGGCCCAAGCAAATGTCGAACGCCGCCTTTTTCGTGTCCCGCGTTTCGTCCAGCCATTCGAACTCGTATTGCGCGCCCTCGATCAGTTTGTAATTCTCGAGCGATCGGCAGCGGCAGACCTGACGCTTGCCGGCCACCGGAATGCAGAGGTTGAACGGGTGGTTATTGTTCGGCGGCGTCCGCGGATTGATCCGCAGGTTCAGCATCTCGACGGTTTCGTAAAAGTTTGAAATCGTGGAGTCGACCAGCTGCATGTAGGAGTTGGCGGCAATCAACCCCTTGGAACCGATCGGCGATGCCTTGGCCTTGCCGAGCGTCCAGAGCGAGCCGGTGGTTGTCTTGCCCGACCCGATTCCGCCGAATACGACGACGATCTTTTTTTTCGATTGGAGCGCGGCGGCCATGACGCCGGAAATCCCGAGCCGGCGCTTGACCTGGTTCGCTGGCGGTTGCTCGATCAAGATTCGACCGGTTCGGCTACCGGTTCCGTTTGATCGACGATTTTATCGACCTCGAACGTGAACACGAAGTCCTGCTCCCGCGCGTCTTGCTCGGGTTCTTTCTTGACGTAGCCGCGCACCGCGCCCTTTGTTTCCAGATGAAACTTGATCGCCCACGGCTCGCCGCGCCGGATCGCGTGCATCAACTTGGATTCCGCAAAGTCGAGGCTTGTTTCTTCGATCAGTTGCTCGGCCGCTCGCAGGTCGGGCGACCGCTGAATACGCTTCGCCAGCCCGTCGTAGGTGATGCCGAGCATCTTGGCCGCTTGCGTCCGATACCCGCCGGACTTCCGCAGGGCTTCGACGATATCGCGCTCGCCGACCTTTTGATGACGCTCGCGCTTTCTCGGCGGCCGGCCGTCCGGGCCGATCAAGATGTCCGGCTCAGCCGTTTCGAAGTCGGAATTTTTCGGGTATTCGACGGGCGGCAGCGGGTCTTTCTCGAGGTCCTCGTCCGGCTGTTCGATTATGAATTCCTGCCCATCGGCCTTCGCGTCGATCGGTTCATCGGCCGGACCGAAGTCCGGCTGTTGGCCGTGTCGAAAGGCGAGAGCCGGTAACAAAATCACCGGCTCTGCGTCTCCTTCAATTTCGAACAGGTTCAAGTTACGCATTCATTCCGATCCGTTGCGGCCGATCCATTCCAATCCGGTCCTCTCCATTCCTCTCCTGCCCGTTCCGTTCCTATCCAATCCTTTTCAACCGATGCTTTACGATCCGATCCCTTCCCATCCGATCCGATCCAATCCGATCCCCTCCCATCCTTTACACCCGCTCCGCTACCGCCCGTTAGTCACGAAATTAAATATCCACTGCAACACCCGCGCGTCGATCCCGTCCGCCTTTTCCTCCCGCGTCAGGCCGATGGAAACCTTCGCGTCCGAATTGATCGCGATCGTTCGCAGCCCGTCGCACGTCTCGACCGTGCCCTTGATCGACTTCGTGTTTTCCGACGACGCGAACGGTTCGATCTCGCTCATGCTTTCGAACTTCCCGCTGAACGTCGCGCCGCTCACGTTCCCGCGTTTCATCTTTTTCAGCGCGATCGCGCGGATCATCGACATCGATTCGCTGAGTTTGTAGACCCGGACGGGCGCGAGGTGGATCTCCGCGAATCCGACGCCGGCCGCTTTTGCCAGTTCGAACCGTCCCATCTTGATCGCGTCCGCGTTCCCCTGGATGACGGCGAACGTCCGGTTGAACGCCATCGAACAGGTTTCTACCGTCGAGTATTCGAATCGTTCGAACTTTCCGTTGCGAAGGATGACCATCGCATCGGCGCTGACGAACCGGTAGTTGACGGACACGAACCCGTCGGAGAGTTTCGCCCGCTCGAATCCGGACTTGGCCTTCACCGGATCGAAGGCGTGCCGCTCGTCCGCCAGGCGGTTGAAGATCGCGACCGGATCGAACGCGCCGACGGTCGGCGGGACGACGTTGAGTAACCGGAACGAACCCTTGACGATGTTTTCGATGTTGGACATTCGATCTCCTTAAATGATCGGCCGCTGTTCGTAGACCCGGACGACCCGCCCGCGCTTGGTAACCGCGTTCGCGGCCTTCGCGTCTTTCACGCAAATGTCAATGTGCAATCCCTTGATCGCCGAGCCGACATCGCAGGCGTAGAAGATGACGCCGGGAAAGCCGTCGATGGTGACGAACGATTTCGACGGGATGTATGTCGGGTCGGTCGCGATCGAGACGTAAGCGGTTGACGATCCGTCGAACTGTTGGAGCGTCCGCAGCGGCTTGCCGTATCGATCTTTTGGGCCGCCTTCCATCTTCGCTTCGGCCTTCGACTTGTAGCCGCCGGCCGGCGGCGGGTAGTAGCCGGTGGTGTAGATGCCGGACAGTTCGCGGAACGGCTGCGGGACGGCGGGCGGCTTCGGGTCGGTGATCGGCCGTTCGATGTTCCCCATCCCGGTATATTGCGTCGTCGTTTTCGTTCCGTCGTTTTTCACGATCGTTGCCACGCCGTTCTTGTCGATCGATTCGACGTGCCCGGCGGCGACCGGCTGCGCCTTCACATCCTGCAACGGGGCGACCGGCTTCGGCGCGGCCGCGGCCAGCCGGCCCCGGATCTTCACCGCCGCCGCTTCCAATTCGTCGGCAAGCATCGCTTGCGCGTTGCGATCGTAGGCCGACGAGCCGCTGACGATCGTGTAGATCAACGATTTGAGATAACCGGATGTCATGATTTCCCTTTCGAGACGAACCAGTCGGCGGGCATCGGAGCGCCGCAGGTCGAACAGACGACGGCCGGCGGGTTTGTGCAAACGCGCGCCTTCCCTGAGTATATCAAACTTTCGGATTGCGAGTCGACGACGATCGGGTAGTAGTCCTCGCCGCACGGGCAGGAATACGACGGGTAGATGATGTCATGCGATGCCAGGATCTCGGCCGGCTTCATCGGGATTAGTTCGCCGAACGGGCCGACGACGATGAAGTCGCCGGGGCAAACTTTGAGGCCGTTGAGCGCGCCGCCGTCGCGTCGTTTAATGTATCCGTGGTCGCGGCCGGGGTGCGGGCATCCCGCTTGGCAATCGTATTTTGGCAATCCGTCGTCACCGAACGGACGCAACTCTTCAACCCCCGCATGATCCCCGTGCCGGTTCCACGGCCGCGCTTCGATGATCGTCGGTTTGTGGCGGAAGAGCGGCATCAGTTCACGTCCTTGAGTGGTTGATAAAGCGGGTGTTCGTCAACGAACTTAAGAATTTGTTCGACGAGTTCGGGCGGCATCTTCCGGATCTTTTCCATGTAGCGTTCCAGTTTTAACATATCCTTGCGATTCCGATAGTCTTTGAACGCTTTCGGATCTTTTGTGATCGTCACGCGGCTCCACGTCCCGCCGCCGATCAGGAATCCACGATCGTTGAACCGCTGGCCGTTCGACAGGACTACTTGTGTTTTCGTCAGTTTTGCAACGGTCGCCAACTGCCCTCCGCCCATCCCGTTGGAAACCAGGCATTTGTCGCCTACCTGATAATCCTCATCCGAGAATCCGATCTTCATCAACTCGCCCGCTTTCCGGCCTTCAAATCGGCCTGGTAGTTGTCGTAATGGTTTGTCCAGAATTCGGGCGTGCGCTCGCCGAACGCGGCGACGAGCAGCCGCGCGACCGGCGCGTTGATCGGCCGGTGACCAGATAGAATCGAATCGAGGACGGAACGCGGGACGCGCATCCGCCGCGCCAGTTCATCGCGGTCCCACGCGCGGGATTCCATGGCTTCGAATATCAGTTCGGTGGTGGGGGTGGTTGAGGTGGTCACGGCTTCCGCCCGTTCATCAGGTCGATTACCTGATCTTGCAGGACGCGGATACGGGACTCGGCGGAATTGAGCCGTTCCTCGGGCGTCGGTTTGTCGTCCGTCCAAGTCCCGGCCGTCAGGTTCACCTTCGCGAAGTGATTTTTCAAGATCGTTGTTTCGATCCCTGCGACCTTGCGCGCCAGTGATTCGATGACGTCGCCCTGTTGGGCGAGCGAATGATACATGCCGTCTGTTTTCTTCGTGACGGCCGCGACATCCGTCCGGATGTTCCTTGATGTTACCTCCGCGTCGGAAGCGCGTGCACGTAGAGTATCAACGTTGTTTTCTACCGCAGCAACGCGAGCATCGAGCGTCAAGGTTGCCGGCGTTCCGTTGACGATCGCGTTCCACGGCGGATCTTGCTTGACCGAATTCTGCCGCTTGATTTCCTGCCGCAGGATGTCGACGACTTCGACGAATTCGAACAGGTAGCCGTCGACCGCGATCGACGCCGGCCAACCGCGTTCGTTCATTTCGAGAGTGGGGCCGTCTACGATTGTTCCACCGATGCATTTCATCGTCCGGTCCTCCGGTGGTAATGCTTCGACTGCTCGATCGTGAAAACGACATCGCCGCATTTCGGGCATGCCATGACCGGGCACTTGATCCCGTTGAATTCCTTTTCAACCTCTTGATAGTTACCGCCACACTCGCACGTCATGGGTTTATTCTCCGTCGGTGTTTCGTTCATTACACGTCCATCTCCCTCTCTATTTTGTCGATCGCCGCCCGCGTCAGTTCGATCAGTTTCACGGCCTCGGCTTCGCGGTCCGGCGGGCAGGTGTTGCCCGGCACGATGACGGTCAGCATGTCGGTCAACCGCTTGCGTTGATCGGAAAGTAGTTTCCGAAACCGGGTAGCCAGTGCGCTTTGAGACGGGGCGTCGGACATTCCGCGCTCGCGCGGCGGGCGTCCGACCGGGTTCGAGTTCGCGGACACGCCGGTTGTGCGGCCTCTGGATTTCATGCCGTCTACTCCCCGTTGTTTAGCCGCGTCGGGTCGACCGGCGGCTTCTGGAACGGCTTCTCGCCGGGGGCGACGCGCTCCCACCGGCCGCCATTCCAGTGGCAAGCGCCGAACTTCTTTCCCGACCCGCACGGGCATTTTTCGTTCCGGCCCGGCTTGTGCCCGACTCGGCGGATCGGCTTGCCGTTCGATCGGTGGATGACACACAGGTTGCCCGGATCTTTCTTGCGCTTCGGCTTCGGCTGGATCTCGCTCGTCGCGGTCGCGAGTTTGTCAGGTTCGACGATCATGTGTAGGGTCTTGTGGTCTTCCAATTTCACCACTCCTAAAATATTTCGCCGGATGCGATCGGCCGGCTACGCGGCCTTTCCCTTGAGAGAGTCAACTGCCTTTCGTTTCGTCCGGCGTTTGCGCCTGGCTGGACTCGAACCAACATAACCCGGGTCGGCCTACCGATTAGGCTACAGGCGCACCGTTCCAATCCAGTCCTATCCCGTCCCTCCCGATCCTATCCATTCCCGTCCACTCCTGTAAAAATTCAATATCGTTCCCCTGCCCGTTTTGCCGTCTTTCCGGCTGTCAGGAGGCACACCCTCATTCGTTCGGGTCAGGGGATTCAAAGCGGGCGGTTGCCGTTTCCGGAAACCGGCCGCGATTCACTGTTTTGCGATCTCGCGTCGCCCGCAAGGGTTAAGCAACCTCCGGTGTGCGCCGACGATCGCTTGGCGTGATCGATGTTGTTAAGTAAACGTCCCTTGTTTCGAACGTCAAAGGGTTTGAATTATTCGGCCTCGGATCTGTTGTTATTTTCTTCACCTCCCTTGACGTTTACTCGGCCTGTATCTGCGCGGTGTTGTGGACAATGATAATGCGGCGACCGGCCTTTTCGAGCAGAGCGCCGCAAGCCGGTCAGTTGGAAGCGGCCTTCGCCTTCCCGACCTTCGTGTTGGCCGTCTGGTATCCGCGCTCGTAGGCGTTGAAAAACGCGCGGCTGCGTTTCTCGTCGTATGGATTCGCCCATCCGTGACGCGCTTTCCCGTGTTTCGTTCCCAGTTCGAACGCTTTGTCTTGCGGCTTGCTCATTCTCGGTTGCTCCTCCGATTTATTTTACGGCTACTTCTTGACGCTCGCGTGTCCCTTGTCGTAGGCGTTCCGGAACGCCGGGGCCTTCGCGGAGTAGGGGTTGGCGTTTTTGCCCTCCCGCGCGTGCTCCGCCCCGCGGTTGAACGCCTTGTCCTGCGGTTTGACTGTCATGGTTTCACCTTCCTCCCGGGTTGGAAATAATGCCGATTCGATTCGATTTCCGTCCGATGTTCCCAAATCGCGCGGATGATTTTCTTCCGCCTCTGTTCACGCCAGAAGTTCGCGCGCGGCGATTGATCGGCCGGGTAGAGGATCTTCATTACCAGATTTCACCGTTCAGCGCGTGAACGCGGGCGGATGCGACATTAAGACAGAATGCGTTGTATTTCGAATCCATCGTTTCCGCCCGCTCCTCCGCGATCCCGATCATCCGGCCTTCGACCCGTCCGGACGCCTTCCCGGCGTCGAACGCAAGACACACCGACAATGCAAGCGCACCAGAAAACGTAATTACGATGATCTCCATCATTCGAAGTCCGCCGTTTCCTCGTCGCCGTTGGCGGCCGCGCCGGCCAGCGTCAGGACGATCAACCCGGCTGCGATCACGCCGGCCGCCCACTGGATTATTTCCTGCATGTTTCTAGCATAATCGAAATATCGTGGTATGTCAACAGATTATTGGTTGATTTTCGCTATCGCAGTATGGTATTATTGGACGACGAAGGGAAGGGGAGGACGACGTGGAAAAATTAAAAATATTGGATTTGTTCAGCGGGGTCGGCGGGATTTCCGCAGGGCTCGAGCGGACTCAAGGATTTGAAACGCTGGCGTTCTGCGAGATTGATCCGTTCTGCCGATTGATTCTCAGCAAGCATTGGCCAGCCGCTATTATACACGAAGACGTGACGACTCTGGACGGGGAGGTTTATCGGGGACTCGCTGACATGATCGTCGGCGGGTTCCCGAGTTCAACCGTGCCAGGATATATCAGTCGCCGGGAAGGGGTTAGGAATTGAACGAGGTTCAAGGTCTTCTCTTTGGCGACACATGTATCGAATTGTCGGCGGCTGCCGACCGCTTTACGTCCTCGTTGAAAACGTCAGTGCTATCCGAACTCGAGGCGCTGACCGGGTTATCGGCGACTTGGAAAGCCTCGGCTACACCGTCGCGCCGCCCATGGTTATCGGTGCGGATGACATCGGCGCTCCGCACAAACGAAAGCGCGCTTGGTTCGTCGCACGACTCGGATTCGACGACGACGGCCGACGATTCGAATACAACTACACCGAACGAAGATTTGATGTTTCCGACTCCGATGGCTTCGGACGGGCGAGCGAAGGGCGTAGGCGGAAAACGGAAGACGCCTTCGCTGCTTCGAATTTCGAAAGATTGGCCGACCGCAACCGCGATGGACGCGAACAATTCGGGCGGCAGGAACGAGTCGGCGAAGAAACCGGGGTCGAAGACGCACCGGCCGAACGCGGGCGGCGGGAATCCGGCCGGGAAAATCTTCGAATCATGGCCGACCCCGGCAGCGCAGGACGCGAAGAACGACACGCTCCCGCCCTCGCAGCGAGGGCGGGACACGGTGCCGGGAGCGATGCTGCGAGATGGCCCGCCCGCCCCGGACAGCCCCAACACGAATGGGAACCGCCGCGACTCATCGAATCGCGGGACGCTGAATTCCAGATGGGTCGCAACGCTCATGAACTACCCGGCGGATTGGATGGATCTTTCATCCGACGACTCGCTGATCGAGTTCATCGCAGCCCGGATGCTGTCGCGGAATGGTGGAAGAAAAACCAAATGATCGAGTATCGCGCGTGGAATCGTTGCGCTTTGAAAGCGGCCGGTAACTCGGTGGTCCCGGCTGTCGTCGAAGTCATCGGACGCGCGATCCTTCGAACGGAAATGGAAATGCGAAATGAACGACATCAAATCTAATTTGATCGCCCGCTACTACACGCTTCGCCGCGACGCGCACTTGGTCGCCACCGACTTGATCGGCAACGATCCGCTCTATCGCCAGGCGCTTGAGACGCTGCGCGAACTGTCGAACGAAGGATACGGCCGGTCGTCCTACGATCCGCCGGACCGCTGGCGCGAGGCGTGCGTCGCCGCCCGGATCGCGCTCGGGAAGGTGTTGCAGCTGCGCGAGTTGTCGGGCATGCCGAAGGATTCGACATCGACCGAACCGAGGATAGTATCAAACGCCGCGTTTGAGCCGGGCGACCCGCGCTTGCTCGAGGTCGAAGCGGTGGAGAGGATGGGGAAGGAATGATCCTTGACGACCCCCTACTTTCAGACCCCGCCTTCGACCAAGCCAGGCTCTCCGCTTGGCAAGCGGCGATAGCCGGAGAACTGGCGTTCAAGCGCGGCCAGCCGATCACGGATAACCCGCATCCGAGAAACAAATGGATCGGGCCGACGCCGTTCACCGCCTGGAACGCCGGATACACCCGCGCGCGGGCGGAGTCCGAACGGCGGGCGCGTGACGCGATCCGTAAGAAAACGAAAGAACATCAGCGATACGTCAAGCGTTGAACGGCCGCCCATCCGGGCGGTTTTTTTATCCCGTCATCCGGTAGTTATTTCACACCACGATTGACACGGTAACCCACTATACGATATGATTGAAGTGCGGAAATTCAGAGAACGGAGACGCCTCCGAAAGTGGCCTCCTATTCATTCGACATCATTAAGTTTATCATGGCCGAGACCGCGAAGCACCGCGAGGGTTCGCGCGCGATTCTCTGCGCGCCGCAAGGTCTCGGCCACCCTTTTACATTTGAGGTTACGCTATGAACCTTTTCGAAATCGAAGGTATCCCGTTCGACTCCACGCTCGGACCGCAACCGGAGAAAATAAAACCAGCCGGTGACGAGCCGGCTGGAACGGAACAGGGAGAGGTAGAACGACACCCCGATTATACCGGAGATTCCGTGAGCGTGTCAAGCGAGGAAAAAAATATTTCAGAGCCGGCCGACGATGACTGGTTTTCCGAAGCGATGGACGACAAGCACGGGCCGCGACTCGCCCCGCAACCGGCCGCCGACGCGCTGATCCCGTTCGTCCCTCCCGTCTATTCGTCAGTCCCGGAGATCGTCGGTAACAAGGCGGGTTGGACGAGCCAGCCGGAAGCCGAGCGGCTTGTCATTGGGACGTGCCTGAAATACTACGATCCGACGGCCGTCGATCGGATCATCGACACGCTCGAGCCCGAGCACTTCGCGGACCCGCTCTGCCGCAAGGTGTTCGAATCCCTGCGGACGATGAAGGCGAACGGCCAGCCGATCGAGTTTTTTTCTGTCCTGACGGATTTGAAGCGCCGGTTTCCGGCGTTTGCCGACGAAGTTAAATTTACGACGTTCGTCAACACGCAGGATTGGTTATCGCTCGACTCGTCGGTGATTCTCCTCGAGGACGCCTACGACCGCCGGCGGATAAAGATCCAATGCGAACGGCTCGCCGAACTGGCGGTCAACGCGATCGACGTGGACACGCTGCGGGCCGACGCGGCGAACGCCATATCAACGATCGTCGGAAAAAAGCCGCTGAAAGTTCAGCCGGGCGGCTGGCGAGATCCGGAGCCGATGCCGAACCCGTTGCTACCCGTTCCGAGATTCGACATCGAATTGCTACCGCGAAGCCTTCGACCGTGGATTTCCGACATCGCGGAACAGACCGGCGCGCCGCTCGACTTTGTGGCGGTCGCAGCGCTGACATCCTGCGCCGGGCTGATCGGACGCCGGGTCGGCATCAAGCCGATCAAGTTTTCGAACTGGGTTCAGCCGGGCGTCATCTGGTCGCTGTTGATCGGAACGCCGGGCTCGGGAAAATCTCCGGCGCTCCGCGAGGCGTTGAAGCCCATCCACAAAATCGAATCGGAAGCGGCTGAGCGGTTCGCGTCCAAGGGATCGCGAGCGGACAAGATCCACGCGGAAGCGAAGATCAACGATTTGAAAGCCAAACTTGCGAAGTCCATGCGGGTCGGAACCAGCGACGAGGCGAATACGGAAGCGCGACAAATCGCCGAGCAACTGGCAGACGCGGAAATCGAAAAGGAAAAAGCGACGCCGGCCCGGTTTCTCGTCAAGGATACGACGATCGAAAAACTCGCCGACCTTTTGAAAGATAATCCGCGCGGGATGCTCATGGAGCGCGACGAGATCGCCGGCCTGTTCGATTCGTTCCAGCGTGAAGGCAATCAGGGCGCTCGGCAATTCTACCTCGAGTGCTGGTCGGGAACCGGCACGCACAACGTCGACCGGATCGGCCGCGGTTCGTCCCGCTGCGAGGGGTTGTGCCTGTCGATGGTCGGCGGAACGCAGCCCGAGGTGTTGCAGTCCAGGCTGCTGTCCGGCAAGGGGAAAGTATCGGACGGATTCCTGGCTCGGTTCGGCGCGGCCGTCTGGCCGGACCCGCCGGAAAACTTCAAGGTCCCCGACCGTCCGGCCGACGAAGCGGCCGAGCGAAGCGCGCGAACCGTCTACGAGTTTATTTCACGTATAGATGCCGAGGAAATCGGGGCGACCATGACCGAGGACCCGAAGCACGTCCCATACCTCCGATTTGATGATGAAGCGCAGAGAGTTTTTGACGCCTGGTATGTCGAATTGAAATCGGCCGTGAACGAAAATCGGGAACGGTGCGTCGACTCGACCGACCTCCAGGATCATCTTTTGAAATACCAGTCCCTCGTCCCGGTCCTCGCGCTCGTCGATCACGTCGTCTCCGGCCGTCACGGCTTCGTCACGGCCCCGTCGGTGGTCAAGGCCGTGACGCTGATTCGATACTTCGAGGCGCACGCCCGCCGGATGTATTTCGCCGGCGACTCGGCGGACACGATCCGGGCGATTACCATCCTGAACAAAATCCGAACCGGCGACTTGAAGGACCGGTTCACACCGCGGACTGTTCAACGAAACAATTGGGGCTCTCTGAATTCCCAAGAGGCGATCCGCCCGGCGCTCGAGTATTTGACCGACCTGGGATACGTCCGGCCGGAATCGGATCGGAAAAGTTTCGGGCAATCCGGAGGACGGCCAGCCGCGGTTTACGAGATTCATCCGAAACTTTTGAAACGGATTTAGTAATGTATAAATTACATACAATAGGTTTCGTCGGTTACGTCGCGTGGGTAGCCTACACGTTCCTCCTGCGCGTGTGTGTGCGCGCGCGCGCACGCGCTCCTTATATAAGAAAGAAAGAAAGAACATTAATTTTCTATCTATAGGGGCTTTCGACGAAACTGGGAAAAGTGTAAGGGACCCACGCGACGTAACCGACGTAACCCCCTTTATCAACATCGGTTGTCAACTGGAAGTAGAAAGTTTGACAAAGTTTCCGAAAACTTTTGAAAACTTTTCCAAAAGTTTTGAAAAAGTTTCGGACGATTCAAAAAGGTTCGAAAAAGTTTTGAGTTGATTTATAAAGTTTTTGAAAAAGTTTTAGACGGTTTCGGAAAGTTTCGGCGGTGCGGAAACTTCACTGCGAAAGTTTTAGACGAAGAAATGGGGACGTAAAAATGAACGACAAAAGTTTGCCGAAGGATTTGAAACGGATCGGAAACAAAGTTCTCGGATCGGAATATACAGAATTCGCAAACGACGTTGATAGGAATTCGACGCGATACAACCCAAAAGTAGAACTCTATTTTGAAAATCTTGAGGACGTGGTATGCCGCCACATCGAAGCGGCCGAGTCTGTCGTCGGGTGCGTTGCCTGGCTGACGAGCCCGAAGATCCTTGACGCGCTGGCGTCCGTGAAATTCGGCGTATCAATCGTCGTTCAAAAAGAAGACTTTTTGCGGCCGGATATGAGCGCGTCTGTCGGATATCGCGACGAATTAAAGACAAAATATAATAATATTAAAACTAATTTTACTCGTTATGCTATGGGTGAATTAGTGAGAAAATTAAGTATGTGCGGAGATAACACAATAGATCCAATGCGATGCGTTGGAAACAATAATTATAATAAACTTCCGGCGTTCCCAAGAATGCACAATAAATTTTTAGTGTTTGGAAAATCGTGGAAACCCCAACATGGATATGATGGGATGAAGCCAAATTCGGTCTGGACCGGCTCATTCAACTTCACGAAAAATTCTACAAACTCGTTTGAGAACGCGGTGGTCATGCACGATCCGCTGATTGCTAAACGCTACTTCGACGAATGGCAAAAGATCATTTCCCTGTCCGAACCGCTGGATTGGGAATCGGAATGGTGCGCGCCCGAGTGGCGGATCGGGTCATGATCTTCCGCCTCTCATCCTGCCTGTCGATCGAATCCGCCCCGCCTGATTTCCTGGCCGGCCTGAAAGCCGCGCTGACGTTTCCTAACCTGCAATTCACGGTCAACGAAAAGGCCGGCCGCTCGAACTGGAACGTGCCGCGGAACATCGTCGGATACTCGGAAACGGAATTCGGCCTGATCGTTCCGCGCGGGTTCATCGCCGAAGCGATCCGAACGGCCCGAGCGGCCGGTCTGGCATTCACGCTGGATGATCGTCGCCGCAAACTTCCCGAGGTTGATTTTCAGTTCGCCGGCGCTGTCCGGCCGATCCAGCGAGCGGCGGTTGATGACGTGCTTAAGAAAGACTTCGGCGTGCTCAACGCGGCTACCGGATCGGGGAAGACCGTCATGGCCCTGGCTGCGGTCGCGGCTCGTCGCCAGCCGACGCTCGTGATCGTCCATAATAAAGAATTGCTGAACCAGTGGATTGAACGAATCGGCAGGTTCCTGGCGATCCCCGCGCCCGAAGTCGGGATCATCGGCGGCGGGAAAAACAAGATCGGGGAACGGATTACCGTCGCGATCGTCAATTCGCTTTACAAGAACGCGGCGGCCGTGCGTGAGCGGGTGGGGTTCGTCATAACTGACGAGTGTTTCGCCTCCGAAACGAAAATAGATACGGTTGATGGACAAAAAAATATTGAAGATATTAAGACCGGCGACATTGTATTAGGCTATAATCATGATAGTAAACAAGTTGTCGAATCTAAAGTATTACATGAATTTCATAATCAATCAAACGATCTATATCGTATTGATTTTGAAAACGGCGAACATGTGATATGCACTGCTAATCATCCGTTTTATATCGACAATGAATATAAACCGGCAAACGAAATTAAAATTGGCGATTATGCTTGGAGGATTCATGATAAGAAAAAATTGCAAAGAATGCGGAACGGGAAAAAACGATACCGGGCTTTTCTGCAAGCCATGCCGACGCGCAAGAATGCAATCGAGAATGAAGATTGTAATTGTTCCGTGCCGAGCATGCGGAAAACAGGTGGAATGCAAAGACGGAAATCATTGGAGAAGTTCCTTGACGCAAGCAAAATCAGGGCGTGCTACGTGCTCGGAAGAATGCACGAAAGAAATAGTGCGTCGTGGCCATGTCGTTTCAGGAATGTCACTAGCAAAATACAATCAAACGCAAGGTCGCATCAACAAGATATTAAACAACCCAATGAAAAATCCAAAATGGATCGCAAAGATGATGGACACGAAAACGAAAAACGGAACATTATCTGTCGTCACGAAGAATCGAGGCGGAAATGGCCGGCCGGTTCCTATCGCTCAAAAGACTTTAGCCGATGCCTTGAAATGGCGAACGGAAGTTCCGATAAAAACGGCGAGTCATCTTCAGAAAGGAAGCCGGAGAGAATTTCTTTTGGAGCAGAATTTGCCGACGTGCTACAAAATCGACATAGCAAATACAAAATTAATGATCGGTATAGAAGTAGACGGACAAAGCCACAATGGGAAACGACGAATTCTGGATTCAAAGAAAACGGAATACTTACAAAAGTTAGGGTGGAAAGTGTTAAGGTTTACAAACCGCCAGATACTGAACGATCTTCGGACGTGTGTCCGGTCGGTCCTGTCTTCAATTTAGAAACTGAAACCGGTAACTATTTTGCCGGCGGCGTGCTGGTTCACAATTGCCACCGTTGCCCTTCCCGCACGTTCACAGAAGCCGTTTCCAAGTTCGACGCCTGGTATTCGCTCGGTCTGTCGGCGACGCCCTGGCGGCGGGACGGCCAAACGAAACTCATCTTCTGGCACCTCGGCGACCTGGTTCATTCGATCGACAAGGGCGAATTGGAATCGAACGGCGACATCCTGCGGGCGGAAATCGTCCGGCGCGAAACCGGCTGGCAACCGAATTACGCGCGAATGATCGGCGAACTGACGGAAGACGAACAGCGAAACAAACTGATCGTCGCCGACGTGTGCGAGGAACTGGAAGCCAGCGCGGGGATCTGCCTGATCCTGTCCGACCGGAAGGAACACTGCGATACGCTGGCCGGCCTGTTTGCCGAGCGCCGAATCTGGGCGGACGTGCTGACCGGCGCGCTCGGCAAGCGCGAACGGCTGGCGGTCGTCGGCCGGGCGGCGTCCGGCGCGGCCCGCGTTGTGATCGCGACCGGCCAGTTGATCGGCGAGGGGTTCGATTGCGCCGGGCTGTCGACGCTGTTTCTTGCCACACCGATCAAGTTCGACGGGCGGCTGTTGCAGTATCTCGGCCGCGTGCTACGTCCTGCGCCGGGCAAGGAAGCGGCCCGCGTCTACGACTACCGCGACTCGAAGGTCGGCGTGCTCTGCGCGTCCGCGCGGTCGCGGGATAAAGTTTATGAGGAAATGACGGAACCGATGTTATGAAAATCATCCGAGTTTTTCCGCGACGGACGTCCGCGACACCTACCGATTCACTCGTTCGCGTGAACGTCGAACCTGACATGCTCGACGAGGCGGACGAGATCCACGTCAGCGTGACGTTCACATGGGATATTCCGCGCGCCGAACAATTAGCGCGTGCTTGGCGCGATGTCGCTACGACTACGATCGGCGGTCCGGCGTGCGGTGATCGCGGCGGCAATTTCATTCCTGGTCGATACATCGCCGACGGTTACACAATCACATCGCGAGGATGCAATAATCGATGTTGGTATTGCCAAGTCCACAAACGCGAGGGTGCGATTCGAGAACTTCCGATTATTCCGGGTTCGAACGTCCTGGATTCAAATTTATTGCAGTGTTCGCACGAACACATCAGCAGCGTGTTTGCGATGTTGCGCGGCCGTCCGAATGGAAAAGTAAGATTCACGGGGGGGCTCGAGGCCAGCCGGATTACGCCGGAAATAGCGACCGAGTTGCGAAAGATCCACCCGGCTATTATTTATTGCGCGAACGATCGGCCGGGCGACGTTGAGAAACTTCGATGCGCGGCGACGAATCTTTTCAACGCGGGATTTACCAAAGCATCTCACCGGCTGGCCGCCTACGTTTTTCTCGGATACAAGGGCGACACGATCGAGAAAGCAGAAGCGCGGTTACGTGAAACGTGGGATGCCGGGTTCGTTCCGTTTGCGATGCTCATGCGCTGCCCGTTGACGGGACTCAAAATAGAAGCGTGGCAAAAGTTCACAAAACAATGGATTCGTCCGGTTCTGATTTTTAGAAACCTAAAAATACGTTGACACAATAACCCGATATTGTATAATGGAGATAATGCGCGAGGAAGAAAGGACGACAATTAAAATGTGCAAGGGATGTTGGAGTGGATACGGGTCGCCTAAGATAATCACAGAAAAGGTTACGATGGCGCAGGGCCTCTTGATGGCGCTTTATGAAGCGCACGGAGCCGGCGGAAATCTGCACATCCTTGTGGACGATTTCAACATCAAGGATTCGGATGTTGACTGGTGCGGAACTTTCGAATTGGATGACGTCGAGCGTCCGGTGATCGACTTATTCAAATCCATGACGGTCGATGAACGCGGATCGGCATTGGCTATGTTTGAAAATTGGTTCGAATAAGAAAGGAACCCTATGAACGAAATCACCTGCCCCGTCTGCCGGTGCAAACTTACGATCGGAATCGAATCTTACGAAATCCCCGCATTCCAGAATACCGCCCCGCCGCCCGTCCCCGTCTTCAAACTCGTCGACATCGTTTCGACGCTCGCCCGCCGGACGCCGCGGACTGTCCCGCCCGGCACCCGACTCGGCCTGGTCATCCACCATTCCGGCACGGCCATGGCGCTCAAGGGTTCGAACCCGGAAGCCTATGCGCGCTACCACGTCGAAACCAACAAATGGCCTTGCATCGGGTATACGGCCGTCGTCCAGCCGGACGGCACGGCGTATCGGACGCTTCGCAATGATGAAGTCGGCTACCACGCGGGATCTGTCAAGACGCAGGGCGACGAGAACGCACTGTATATCGGCGTCTGTTTTTCCGGCGACTTCGACACGGAAACGCTGCCGGGAGCCGCGATGATCGCCGGGGCCGCGACGTGCCGCCAGCTGCTCGTCGAACTCGGCCTCGACCCGGCGACCGCCCCGATCTATCCGCACTCGCACTTTTCTTCCAAGTCGTGCCCGGGCTCGCGTTTCCCGTTCCTCGAACTGTGCGAGCGGATTCGGAAGGGGTGAACGTGGACGGCTCGAAAGGCAACTGCGACTTCTGCATGAACCCGGACGCGCCGGATGAAGGTTGCGTGTTCCCCTACTACGGCGTCGCCCCGCACGTCCACGAACCGCCGAACGGCCGGCCGGCCGGAGCGCCGTTCGATGCGTCGATGTTGATCGGTTCGACTCGGATCGTCGATAAGAAACTCTGGCCGGCGAACTTCCGCGAAGATCCGGCCGCTCCAGGCTGCGGGACCTACACGCACTGCCCGATATGCGGGCGAGGAGAGGAAAAGAAAACGACATGACCGAACCCGACAAAACCAACTCACTGCCAGGCCACCGGAAACTATTCACGATCGTCAACGTCAGCGGCGACGCTGCGGCTGGGAACTACGTCAAGATGACGGAAGTTCACGTCGTCCCTGAATTCGAGAAGATCATCAACGGGCTCGTCGGGGCCGTGACGCTGGCCGTCACGACGCTTGCAATCTACTTTCTCGCCGAGGCGGTTCATGCGATGCGAGCGGCCTACCTGATGAGCGAGGTTGTGGGATGAACGCCTGTCCCTGCGGCTCACTGGCGATCAATCCTCACCTCCACGGCCGCGAGCCAGGAATCGACGACGGTCTTTGTGACGTGTGTTACTGGCGGAACATGGCGCGGAAGTGGATGAACCTGAGTAACATGCTCGCGCGCGTCAACCATGAAATCATCCTCGAGCGCGACGAGTTGCGGAAAACGCAACTACTGACGGGTCAGGTGCGGGCGAAATACGTTTGCCGGCGTTGCTCTCCCGAATACTGCAAAAAATACAAGGGTAAAAAGAATCACACGGACTGCGACAGCGATATATACAGAGACTACCGGGTGCTCGCCGAGGTGACGAAATGAACCACCGTCAGAACCGGAGCACGTTTGTAGCCTTGATCCTGATCCTTGCCGCATCAATTCTGCTGCACATCCGCCAGGACGAGCGCACGCACGCGGAACTATCGGCCAGGATCGCGGCGCTGGAACGGATCGAGATTCGCGCGGCGGCCGTCCCGAGGTTCCGTCCGCTCGGCCGGTAATCGGAAAGTTTTTTTCCGCTAGATCGCGATAACCGCTCGCATTTTCAACCGTCTGAAAAATACTTTGCGATAACTATTGACGCGGTAATAAGTTATCGTGTATACTGGAATTATCAGGACCGAACTACGGACGAAAACGAAAGAGGGAACGACGATGACGAAGACGGCACAGGAACTCAAGAGCGAATTCGACCGGATCATGAACAGCCTTTACGATTCGGCGATGGACGAGACGCTGACGGCCGAGATGGAAAAACTCTGATGAAGAAATTCGACGTCGCCGCGATGATCCTGCGCATGAACCCCGACGAACTCGTCAAGTATTTCTCGGACATTCGCGGGTTCTATTTTATTCGGAATAATAAGATCATCTGACGAGGAAAGCCGAAATAATGAGTTTCAAGCACGTCGAATTAAAAGACCTCGCGCGATTCGAAATACTTCGAAATATGCCAATCACCGAACCCGATCACGAAAGCAAATTAAAAGATCGCATGATCCACGAACCCGACGCTTCCGACCGGTTCGACCCGATCGTCTGCCCCGCCTGCGGGTCGTCGACCATCGAAGCCGAGGACGCTTCGTTCGACCACGAATTCGGAACCGAGCGGGTAATCAACTGCTCTTGCAAATGCGGAAAGACATGGAGGAAATGATGAAACACCAGAAGAATAAACCGACGACGAAAATCGAACCGAGCGCGATCTACGGGCGATTCGCCGAAGCGCACGCGATCGATCCCGGCCTCGCGCGACTGTTTGCCAACCGGTATCACGCCGCCGTCAGGGACTACGACGCGCACAAGTGGACGCCCAACGAGACGACTGGAAACATGATCGCACGTTGCAATGCCGGAACCGCGCGCGAGGACGCGGAATACTGGCTTGAGCGGATCGTCGGAGACGCGCAAGAACGCGACGAGAAAGCGAGCGCGTGATGACATTCAAACTCACCCACTTTCACCCGCGCCTAGTCGATAAGATCGAGACGGCGGTGAACATGCGGCACCTCGTCGAACTGCTCGCCAACTTCCCGGACGTGGACGATCAGACCGGACGTTTGATTTTTAGCCACCCGGACAACGACGAGCAGGTTCACGTCGAATTCGACGCGGCCGTATACACAATCGAATCGCTGACGGCCTACATCCTGGCCGAGCGGCTGCGGCGGATCGGGGCATCCGAATGAACAATCAAAATGTCAACTACCTGCGGGCGCGCTGGATGATCGCCGATCGGTTCAGGATGTATGCTCCGCCGAACATGTTCGGGGCATCGAACGCGGCGCGCGATGCCGCCTACGACTACATCAACGCCTTGAAACAGGTCGTCTACGGTCCGGATCGCAAGGCGCGGTTCTAATGGCCGGCCACTACACGATTTCAATCCGCGACCGCGCGAAGGCCGAGCGCGCGCTCGCCGCCGTCTACCCGGCGTTCACCGACCCGGAAACGCTGATCGAACTGTTTCCGATCGAGGTCGAAGGCGCGGGGATGGTGCGGTTCCTGAACGCCGATCCCGGCCGCGAGGCGTTCAACTATCAAATGTTCCCCGAAAGGTAAAACGTGGACTATCAAGAATTCATCCAATCGAAACGGGTCGTCGATCAACCGACGGGCTTGACCGAGATCCCGGAACTTAATCCGAAACTGTTCGACTTTCAGCGCGACATCGTGAAGTGGGCGCTCCGCCGTGGGCGCGCGTGCGTGTTCGCCGACTGCGGGCTCGGTAAGAGCCCTATCCAGTTGGAATGGTCGCGCGTCGTCGCCGCGCACACCGGCCGGCCGGTCCTGATCCTCGCTCCGCTCGCCGTCTCCAGGCAGACCGAGCGCGAGGGCAAGAAGTTCGGAATCGACGTGACGATTTGCCGCGAACAATCCGACGTTCGGCCGGGCGTAAACGTCACGAACTATGAGATGTTCGACCATTTCACGGCGTCCGAATTCTCGGGCGTCGTCCTCGACGAGTCGTCGATCCTCAAGAATTACATGGGCGTCACGAAGCGCACGCTCATCGAGCAGTTTGAGCGCACGCTGTTCAAACTCTGTTGCACGGCGACGCCGGCCCCGAACGATCACATGGAACTCGGCAATCACGCGGAGTTTCTCGGGTCGATGGGATCGAATGAAATGCTCGCCCGGTGGTTCATCAACGATTCGATGCAGGCCGGAAACTACCGGCTGAAGCGGCACGGCGCGCGCGACTTCTGGCATTGGGTCGCGTCCTGGGCCTGCGCGCTTGAAAAGCCTTCCGACTTCGGCGACTACGACGACACGGGTTATATCCTCCCCGAACTCCGGATCGTCGTCAAGACGGTCGACGCTCCGCCGCCGCCCGGGATGTTGTTTCACACCGGCGAAACGCTTTCGGCTACTGAGATTCACAAGGTGAAGCGCGACACGGCCGGCATCCGCGCGAAGGCCGCGGCTGAATTCGTAGCCGCCGATCACGCGCAATGTCTCGTTTGGTGCGATACGAACTACGAGGCCGACGCGCTGGACGCGGAAATCATCGGAGCGGTGGACGTTCGCGGGTCTGATTCGGACGCGAAGAAAACCGAAAGCCTGTTCCGGTTTGCCAACGGAGAGGAACGAATCCTCGTCACAAAGCCGTCCGTCGCGGGATACGGAATGAACTTTCAAAACTGCCACCGGGCGGCGTTCATCGGCCTGTCGTATTCGTTCGAGGCGCTGTATCAGGCGATCCGTCGCATTTGGCGATTCGGTCAAACGGAGCCGGTCGATATTCTGATTATCGAATCGGAAGCGGAAAGCGGGATTCGAAACGTCGTCGAGCGCAAAATCGCCGACCACGAAAAAATGAAACGGGAGATGGTGGCCGCCATGCGAGGATTCCAGGGGACGAGAAACACGGCGCTGATCGACGCGCCAGAACCGACGAAGACGAGCGGGAACGGGTGGGAATTGTGGAACGGGGATTGCGTGGATGTCATCCGCAGGATTCCCGACAATTCGCTCGACTTTTCTACCTATTCTCCGCCATTTTCCAATCTGTACATATATTCAGACTCCAACAGGGACATGGGGAATAGCGCGAATCATGAAGAATTTTTCGAACACTTCCGGTTCCTGATCCGCGAACTGTTCCGCGCGACCGTAAACGGCCGGTTGTGCTCGGTCCATTGCAAGGACCTTCCGGCCTACAAGAACCGCGACGGGGCGGCCGGGCTGATCGACTTCCCGGGAATGATCGTCCGCGCGTTCGAGGACGAGGGCTGGCAGTATCATTCTCGCGTCACGATCTGGAAAGATCCGGTGACGGAAATGCAGCGCACGAAGTCGCACGGACTGTTGCACAAACAACTGTGCAAGGATTCGACGGCAAGCCGTCAGGGGATGGCCGACTATCTCGTCGTGTTCCGGAAGTGGGACGGCGAAGAATTCCCGAAGCCGGTTCACGGACCGACTCCGGATGTTCGATTTCCGATCGACGAAGGATACGTCGGCGAGGACGGCCCGGAGAATGTTCGGAGCGAACGCGATCATTCCATCCAGGTTTGGCAGCGTTACGCTTCGCCCGTGTGGTTTGACATCCGTCAACAGAACGTCCTGCGCCGCGACGGGTCGCGCGAGCAGGAGGATGAAAAACACATATGTCTTGCTTCCGGTTCGTTGGTTCTTACCCGCGAGCACGGATATATCGAAATTCAGAAAGTCGAAAACGGGAATCGTGTTCTTACGCATCGCGGCCGGTGGATGCCGGTCATTGCGAAAAGATGCAACGGGATCGCGAATACGATTCGTGTTTGCGCTCAAGGTGTGGCAGATCTTCAGGCGACTCCCGACCACAAACTTTGGACAAAATTAGCGGTCGGTTCACACGAAAAGGATTCGGCGCGAAAGTCCGATCCGGTGTGGTCCGAAGCGAAAGATACTCTCGGTTCATATCTCAACCTGCAACTTCCGCCGGAAGAATCGAACGTCCTGACCGAAACAGAATGGTGGATCGTTGGACGTTGGCTCGGCGACGGTCATCGCGGAACTAGGCGAACCAGCGGCAAGCGCGGCAAAGGTCTCGGGCAATTCATCATTTCGTGCAATCACAACGAAGTTGATGAACTCAGGGTGCGCCTTGGTATCCACTCGGGATGTTCACAAGTTTTAACTGCCACGCAAATCAATCTTATCGGGTTGCGTCAAGAAGTTCGAGAAGTCTTATCGCGGTGCGGCGAAGGCGCGGAAAACAAACATCTTCCCGGAGAAGCGGTTACTCTTAGCAAGGAAAAGTCGGAGGCGTTGCTGTCCGGTTATCTTTCGGCCGACGGTCACTATGTTAAAAAGTATGACCGTTTAACAGCGTCGTCCGTTTCAAGGGCGCTTCTGCTTGGGATGGCGATTGTCGCCCAGCGGGCGCGCGGCGTTGTCGCCAGTGTTTACGCAGGTCGCCCGGAAAGAATTGGATTCATCGAAGGCCGTAAGGTTCACATGTTACGCGAATGGATCTTCGCGTTTAGAAACAGCGATGGATACAAAAAATCGGGATGGATCGACGATTCCGGTGCTTGGAAGAAAGTCAGAAAAATGGAGGATGCCGGGAACCAGGAAGTGTGGGATCTTCGAGTTTCGGAAGATTCGTCATTCACGGCCGAAGGTTGCATCGTCCATAATTGCCCTCTGCAACTTGACGTTGTCGAACGATCCATCCACCTGTGGACGAACCCCGGCGATACGGTATTTTCTCCGTTCGCCGGCATCGGCTCCGAGGGATTCGTGGCCGTCAAGATGGGCCGGAAGTTCATCGGCATCGAACTGAAACCCAGTTACTTCGAGCAGGCGGTAAATAACCTGCGGGCGGCCGAGGACGAGAAACACGAACTGACACTGTTCTAGGAAAGGCGAATCATGAAACGAATCCAGAAGAAAACGACGGAAACGATAACGACGCAACTGGCCGACGGCCCGCGCGGGGAATGGGAGGATTCCGATTCGGCGCAAGCGATCGACCCGAACCGGATCGACGAACCGGAGGAAGACGACGAGCCGGAACCCGAGATCGAGATCGAAGTCGGCGAAGTCGAAGCGGCCGACGACGGGGCGGAAGCGCCGCCGTTCGATCCGGCAACCTGGCGGCCGACCGTCTGCGGGCAACCGGTGGACGCGCCGAGGACGCTTCGACAAGCGGTCAAACTCCAATGCCTCGATTGCTCGTCTGGACCGCGGCGTGACGTGCGGTGTTGCATCGTCGTCACCTGCCCGATCTACGGCTACCGACTTGGCAAGTCGCCGTTTCGGGCGAAGCGGGTCTACACGGACGAACAGCGGGCGGCCATGAATGAGCGAATCGTCAGGATGCAAGCGGCGAGGCGAGCGAAGACGGACGAAACTAAACCGGAAATTTTAGGATAACTGTTGACCGCACTAGCCATAACGTGATATTGTTATACGTGGAGGTTGTATGAAAAAGAAACCGAAGATCAAACCGAAACAGAAGCTCGTCAAGGCCGCGCGGAAATCCAGCGGGCGCGGATCGACCGCGCGGACTGCCTACCCGCCGGCCGGGCCGATCGACGAACTGATCGCCGAGGCCGGATGGCAGAACGAAATGCTGCGGCGAATCCAGGCGAGGACCGGCCACAAGTTTCAGGACTGTCAAATCAGGGCCTACCGGCGCGGGATGTATCCGAGACGCGAGACGCTGTTGGACTTCGAAAAATACTCGCCGGGGTTCATCGCCAAGTTCGACGTCTGGCACGATAAGAATTTCAAGGCGGCGAGGTGACGCATGGCCAACGGAGTCAATAAAGCAATCCTGATCGGGAACGTCGGCGAGGATGCCGAACTGCGGTTCACGTCCGGCGGAACGGCGGTCGCCAAGTTCAGCCTGGCGACCAGCGAGTCGTGGACGCCAGCCGGCGCGGCGGAAAAGAAGACGGAAACGACGTGGCACAATATCGTCGTCTGGGCGAAACTCGCCGAGTTCGCGGGCGAGTGGATCAAGAAAGGGAAGCAGATTTACCTCGAAGGGAAAATCAAAGACGCTTCCTACGAAAAGGACGGCAAGAAGGTTCACCGCACCGAGATCGTCGCGAGCGAGATCCGGCTGCTCGGCGGACCGCGCGAGGACCGGCCGGCAACCGATCATCCCGAGCGTGATTCGTCGGCCGACAATCCGACGAACCGGACGGCGTCGAATCAACCGCCCGTGAACCCGCCGACCATCGCGGACGAGGATCTGCCGTTCTAATGGAAATCGCAAAACGGCCGATCATCTGCCGAGTATGTTCGACGCTCGGCGACACGGAGAGCGGATTCACGTCCGCCGGCGAACACCGGCCGGACGGCCGCGCGCCGTTCCGCTGCTCCGGCTGCGGGGCTATCAACCTCATCAAGATCCGTCTGACGCTCGATAAATACTACGTTGCCGAACAGGCGACGCCGATGACCGCCTGACCGGCGGGGAGAAGGGAACGATCATCAATGGCCGAGAATAACAACCGCGCCGTGGCCGTCATCGATCCGTGGGCCGAGAAACAGAAAGACATCGCGCTGGCGGTCGGGAAATACCGGGGCCGGATCGAAAACATGCTGGCGGAGAAAATTTCGCCCGACCAGTTCCTGTCGTTCGCGATGACCGCGATGATGCGCAACTCGGAGATCGCCGAGTGCTCCACGCTGTCGATCGTCAATTCGCTGCTCGTCGCGTCGATGGCCGGCCTCAAGGTGGACGGCCGGCAGGGTCACATCATCGCCCGGAAAATCTGGAACAAGAAGACCGGGCAGACGACGATGGAGGCGCAGTTCCAGCCGGACTACAAGGGCAAGATCGACCTGCTCTGGGAAACCGGCCTCGTCCGCGAAATCTTCGATTCCGTCGTTTACGAAAACGAGCCGTTCAAGTTCGTGGTCATGCCCGAGCGGACGATCGAGCACCAGCCGCTTCCGCCGTCGCTTCGCGGGGAAAAGATCATCGGGGCCTACGCGGTGATCGTCAAGACGGACGGCCAGCGGCTCTGGCATTTCATGTGGAACGAGGACATCCAGAAGCGCCGCGACGTGAGCCGGGCGAAAGACAACGGCCCGTGGGTCAACTGGTATGAGGAGATGGCGGCCAAGACCGTCTGGCATTCGTTCCTGAAAAAGATCAAACTTATGTCCGGCGCGGACGAAAAGATCCAGGCCGCGACCCAGGCCGAGGACCTGATCCTCGCCGACCGTTCGCAGAACCTGCTCGAGCCGACCGGCGACGAGGACCGCGACGGAGCGGACGAACGGCCGGCCGTCGCGTTCGAATCGCAGACGCTGAAGATCGAACACGTCGAACCGCCGAAGCCGCCGGCTAAGCCGAACAAACCGGAACCGCCGGCGACGAAGACCGAGCCGCTGACCGCCCCGGCGATGGCGACCACCGATCCGCCGGCCGGGATGGAATTCAAGACGAGTTCGCCGACCAACCCGCAGCCGATCGCCAAGCCGCCGGCCCCGCCCGCCGAGCCGCCGGCCGTCCAGAAAACGCCGGCCGAGATCCAGGCCGCCGAGATTCTGGCGGCGTGCGAAGCGAAGGCCGCCGAGGAAGCGGTCCGCAAGTCGAAGGCGCTCGAGGCGACGTTCATACTGTTCAACGGCGACAAGCGGAAAACGCTCGAATTCTCGTCGAAGGTCCTCGGCCGGCCGCTCGGTAACTCGCGGTCGATCACCGCCGACGAGGCGGAACGCCTGCTGATCGCCGCCGAGAAGGAAACCGGGAAGTTCGAGCGGCCGGC